AGGCTGAACGATTCAGACGGAAACGTCTTCACCACCAGCTTCACTCCCGGAATCAAGAAGGTCATTGACTTTCTCAAATCATCGTTCGATGCAAGCATCACCGATGTAGAGAACAAGATCACTTTCTAACCTTCGGCTTCATCAAGTGATCCGGCGGTCAGGCTAAGGCCTGACCGCTTTTTTTATTGTCGTAAAGGCAAAAATTGTCCTTTATCAAAGTGGGTTGGAGTTATATCATTGCAGCATGAAAACAACCTATATTCAGCTATCCACCGTACTGGACGAAATGAACAGGCTGGATGCAAATAACCTTCCCATTCCGTTCCAAATGAAATTTGTCACCGCTGATCGCATCCGCCGTACAGGAGGAGAGATCATAGAAGTGGCAGGAGCAAGGAAATGTGTGGGATTCCGCAGTGGTAAAATAGTGTTCGATACCCGGGAATCCTCTTCCCCAAATCAGGCCAATGGCAAAGACCCCCATCACTGGGCCAATGCAACAAGAAATATCATTCTGCAGAACAGGAGAATACGGACAGTCCATATTCGCCTGATCATTGAATTCAATAACCAAAAAGTTTGTTTCTGATGAGCGACATCATTATTTCCGGAGAGTATGCCATCCTGCCTGGTGGCAAAGCAATTGTTGGCCCCAAATCAGCCTTCGCCGATGCAGGTGCACAGAACGTAACCGCCCCGTACGACATTTCACCGCAGGAATGGTCAAATTGGGGTGATTCCAATTTGTTCCCCCAAGAGGTGATCACCGACCTTGAAAAAAACTCGGTGGCATTCCGTGCCCTGGACAAACGTAAACGTGTCCATTTCGGAAGAGGTATTATCTGCTACCGGGAATCCCCGGACCCGTCCGGCCCCGGAGCTGCCCCGCTGCGGGTTCCTGTCACAGATCCTGAGGTGGTAGAGTTTTTAAGGCTTAACCAGATCAACCTCCAGTGGCCCGATTTGATCATGGGCCTTGAGACATTTGCAAACACATGGCTCGAAATGATCATGAACAAAGGCAAAGACAAGATAAACCGTGTTTTTGTAAAGGATCCCGCGTATTGCAGGATGGCCAAGATGGATGTAAACAACAGAATTGACTCCATGTACCTTTCAGCCCGGTGGGAAATGAGACCTTCAAACGACGGTGTGCTGGTCAAAGAAATTCCGATGTGGAACCCCGATCAGTATGATGGAACAAAATATCCCGACCCGAATTTCGCAATGCATCTTTCTTACCGCAGCTTTAACCGGTCATATTACCATTTGCCCGTTTGGAATGCGGTAAGACTGAACACATGGATGAACATTGCCTCCAGCGTGCCGGTTCTGAAAAGCGCTATCATGAAAAACCAGATGACGATAAAATACCATATCCAGATTCCGGATAACTATTTTACCGAACGCTACCCTGATAAGGACTTCACCAAAGAAGAAAGAGAAGTGAAAAGGCTGGCCGTGCTCACCGACATGAATGACTTCCTTTCCAACGTGGAAAACTCAGGCAAGTCATTTATTTCCTATTCGTTTTTCAATAAGGTAAAGCAGGATTATTTAACGGGCTGGAAAATCGAAGTCATCCAGAACAAACTTGACAACCAGGCTTACCTACCCGACAGTCAAGCTGCAAATTCTGAAATTCTGTTCGCAATGGGCGTTGATCCCTGTCTGATCGGAGCCGGGAACCCGGGCAGCGCCATCGGCGCCGGCAGCGGGTCAGATAAACGTGAGGCTTACTGGATGCTCAATGCCGATATGGGCACTGACCGGTCCGTAAGCCTTTCACCTTTGTATTTTATCCGTGATTTCAACAAATGGGACCCCGCGATTCAGTTCGATTACGTTTGCGTTGATACATCGCAAACTCAAAACCAGCATCCTTCAAAAATCAACCAGAAAATAGACAAAACACAGGCATGAACTACGTAACCAACATGGACCAGGTGAGAGAGGCAACCACCCTGAACACGTCATTAAGAATTGAAGCATTGCTGCCCTACCTTGAGGATGCATACAATGTTTTTATCGTCCCTTTGTTCCCCCCCAACCTGTTATACAAATCGTTTGTGATCGCCCAGAATGAAGCTGATCCTACGCTGAATACGCCCGATTATAAGGAAGAACAACCCTGTATTGATGTAGAACAGTCGAAAATATTACATTATTTTCAACTTATTCACTTGTTGCGAAAAGCAGAAGCCTTATATGCCTTGTGGCTCAGTACTGACGAGTTGGCCGTTTATGTTTCAGGCGCCGGGATCCAGGTTGTTCAATCTGATAACAATAAACCGGCCCCCCAGTACCAGATCATGAACATGAAGGAAACCCTTCTGACCAGGGCACATCAGAATATTGACCTTGCCCTGAAATTAATTGAGGATTTTGCCAGTGAATTTGATGACAAGTTCGGTGATTTCTATGATTCATCCGCACTGATCCGCAGTGCCGCCAATTTTCAGATTTATACCGATATCCATTCATCCCGCAGAGTTTTTCTTTCCTTGCTGCCAGTGATGAAAAGTGTAACAGAAAGATATATCATCCCAACGATGACCCGGGAATTATATGATCTGCTATATTTAAATAACAGACCTGATCAGACATTAACCCCCGAAGATCATGCGCTGCTTGACATGATACTGCCTGCGCTGGTTCACCTGACCATGGCCCGGGCACTGGAGGAAATCAACATTGATATGCTGGACTGGGGTATTTTCAACAATTCATCCAACACCTTCAATAATGTTCAGAATAAGAACCTGGCCAATGAATCCAGAATTGATACCATGCAACAGGCTCATCGTCGTGATGGTGACGCCAATCTGAAAGCATTGCAGGAGTTTCTTGATACCACGGCAACCGCTGATCTGTATGCTGCATATGTCAGGTCAATTAAATATGTCGGCCCGGTGGCCGCTACCACCAGAGGGGAATTTGTCAACTCGGCAACCAATGCGATTTTCGTAGTTTAAAACAGATAAAGATGTTAGCAGACAACACAATATTACTCGGCATTATCGCCCTGCTCAATGGAGCCTATCTTTTCGGCCAGAAGAACCAAAGGGCCGATTTTAAGGATATGACAGGGAAGTTCGAAGCTTTGGCAAACGAATTCCTTATCGTTAAGACAGAACACCATTTCAACCATCCGGATCAATTATTGCCCCGGGTGAAACCACCTGAAAAAAAGGTCATTTTAAAAAGAAAAGGGCTGCGAAGATCAATGGCACTTGTCATAATAATGCTTTTAATTTCAATATGAACCAGGTACAGATCAATTCGGTACAATGCACCCTGCCCGGGAGCTGGAATGAATTAACGCGCAAACAATTGCTGTATGTCTGCGGCCTTTTCAACACGGAAATCAGGACCATCCCTTTTAAACTGAAGGTGTTAAAAAGGTTCCTGGGCATCAGCAAAAAGCTTTTCAGGACAATTTCACCCGAAGATGTAATTTTCCTTTCAACCACCTTTGATTTCCTGCAGTTGGATGTTACCCTCACCAGGGCCCTGATAAAGACCATCCGCGTTAAAGGATACCCATGGACCCGGTATCACGGCCCCATGGACAGTATGTCAGAGAGCACCTTCGGGGAGTTTGCCAAAGCACAGATGCGCTTTGACCTGTACTCCAAAACAAAAGACCCAATGGCACTAAATGAAATGGTGGCAATTTTATTCCGGCCTAAAAAAACCTTCTGGTTCATCCGCAAACACTTTGGCCAGGCTACAGATCCCCGGCAAATGTTTTACGACAGAACACTCGGGCGAAGAGCCCAAAGGTTTGAGAAAGTACCCATCGAAATAAAATATGCGGTTCTTTTGTTCTTTTCCGGGATTCAGTCATCCCTCACCATCCGGTACCCCAACGTTTATAAACCAACAGCCAAAAAGGAAAGTACTCAGCTTGACGGCTGGGTGTCGCTGATCATCTCCCTGGCCGATGGCAAGACAGATGATAAAAGCCTTGAACGGGTGATGAATTCCAATGTATATAACGTGTTCTTTGGCCTTGAAAAACAGTCGATTGATTATTTAGAATTCATGAGAAAATATCCCACAAATGAATAGTGTAAATTCCTACATCAGCTATTTCAGAACTTTGCAAGACCTGCATCCTGCAATCAACAGTTTTTACATGATGGACATTAATGAGCCATTAATAGCCTTTCATGCTGATATGAAATTCCCAATGCTGGTGCTTCATGCCGTAACCGGCACGTTGCTCGCCAACAACCGTGATAATATTCTGGACGGTATTCAGGGAGGCTTCATGCTGCTTGATTTCCTTGATGACCCAACGGATTTCACCACAGAAATGGACATTTTGGATCGCATGAAAACAATAGGCCTGGATATCATCCTCAAAATGGAGCATGATGCAATCAACCGGCTTTCAATGACAAACACCTGGCTCAATGGATTCAACCTCAATTCGGTCAGTTACCAGATGATTGATGGTATTTGGGATAAATGCTTCGGGTTCATATTTAATTTCAAAATTGAAACAGCCTTATCCCAATCATATAATCCGGATTGTTGGAGTTTCCCAAAAATCAAACCAGAACCACAGATGTAATCTGTCCTTTGTTCCCGGGCATTCAGGTTGTTCCTTTGCCCCATGGACAAAGTAAAATTCACCCCCCGGGAGGTCGCTGACAAATGGGCCTTCTTTACGATAAAGGTCTGGAAAGAAAAACTCTGGAAATACAAGATCCTGGGTAAATCTCTTCGATCATCCTTCAAAAGCAAAATTTCAGCCGACCCCGATGGAAATGTTATCTCCATCGAGTTCGGCTTTAAATATACAGGCAGGTTCGTAGATATGGGTGTGGGTAGGGGAGTACGTATTTCAGATGTTCGTGAAAATAAAACATCCAGGTACCTAGAAGGCAAAATGCTTGGAAACCGCAGGGTTGCCAAAAAATGGTATGGCAAAACATTTTACCATGAAGTGGCAACCCTGCGGGAGATCATGGCCCGGGATTTTGCACATAAAGGAATTTTGCAAATCACAGAAGATATTAATGAAAAAACAATTTCATTGTAATGGCAGCACAAACAGAAGAAGCGAAAGCAAAAGTAATCCTTGACGGCAAACAGGCAAATGCCACGATTAAAGAGATGGAAAATGCAGTCAAACAGCTTACAGCTGAATGGCGTAATTGTGCAAAAGGTAGCCAGGAGCTGGCTGACAAGTCGAAGGAAATTCAAAAACTGAATACCTCCATTGTCGATACCAAAACGCAAACCAAGGCCATGACAGAGGAAATGAAACGTGGCCAGTTCACAATGGAAGGTATGTTTGCCAACCTCAAAGAAAAGGTCTTAGAGTTTGGTGGTGCTCTATTAGCTGCCTTTGCAGTTGATAAAATGGCTGAATATTTCAAGGAAGGCATCAAAAAAGCCGTAGAGTTAAAGGACACTGAAAATATCCTGCTCCTGGTACTGGATAAAAACAAATCCTCACAAAAAGAACTTATCGGCCTTGCCCGGGAGAGGGCAGGAGTAACCACCAATGGAAGACTTGAAATTGAACAGGCTGAAAAGTTCTTAGCCATCCAGCAGCGCACCCCCGATCAAATCCGTAAAACTATTGTAGCCGCACAGGATCTGGCCGTGGTCACTGGGCAGAGCCTTCAGAGTGCCGTAGAGGAACTTGATGCCACAATGGAGGGCCGCATGGGTAAAGGCCTTCTGAAATTATCAGCCGGATTTAAAGATTTAACGAAGGATCAGCTATATAATGGCGCTGCTATTGATATGATTGGTGCGAAATATGCAGGCCTGGCCGAAGATGAAGCTAAGACAACCGGTGGAATGATCATCATGGCCGAAAAGTCATGGTCTGTACTTCAAAGAACCTTGGGTGAATATATTTTGGGTTCCGGAACCTTTTACCAATCCGCACTACAGGGAGCTAAAAGCTGGTTTGATTCCATTACCGGACATATCGCCAGGTTGAATGAAGAAAACAAGTCTGCAGTGAAAAAGTTTGAGGAACTGAGTACCTCAGTAGGTCAATTAGTCAACGAAACAACTCCCCTGTTATCCCGGTATGATGAGTTAAGTTCAAAAACAAATCTCTCTTCAGATGAACAGGGGGAATTAAAAAAAATCATTGGTGACGTTACCGCTGTAATGCCTGGCGCTGCCGATGCCTTCGATAAATATGGTAACGCCATCAGCATTTCAAGCGATAAGGTCAGGGATTATATTAAAAACCAGATCATCCTGTTGCAATACACCAATAAAAAGGCCATCGAAGAAACACAAAAAGACCTTGATAAAGCTAATAAAGAGTTAAAAATACATAAGCCGGATATTGAATCTATTCAATCACCAAGAGGCACTTATACCATTTCTTCCGGGTACCATGACCTTGAAATGCGTGATGCAACCCAGGCAGAGGTTGGTAAGGAAATGGCTGCAAATCAGGAAAGGTTAAACAACCAGATAGCCATTACTTTGAAATTAGGCGTACTTCGGGGTGATTCCCTGCAGGCCGCCATTGATAATTTCAAAAAGGAAAAAGAAGCCCGTGATAAGGAGGCCGCAGATTCCAAAAAGTCAGTTGTAGATGTGAGTGAGTTCAAAAAGAAAACAATCGATGAATTACAGCACTTTGTCGATGCCGGCGCCGTGATGGGCGCCACCGAGACGGAAAAAAGGTTGGCCGCTTCTGCCAAGACAGAAATTGATCATAGAACTAACGATGGTAAAAAAACGCAAGAACACCTGGATAAAATTCAGGAATCTTATAAGAACCTCATGGATTCTATCAAAGAAATGGAGGGGAAGAATTACGCTGATAAATTGACGCAAACTCAGGCTGAAATTCGCCAGGTGGAAGAAAAGTACGATGCCATGATCAAAAAGGCACTGAAGTACAAGGAAGATAATGCCAAACTTTTGACTCCTGCTCAGAAAACGGAAATTGATGATAATGTTACCAAACTCCAGATCGCACGAACAACCCAGGTTAATCAGGTTTTAATCCAGGCAGAACAAAAGTTTTCAGATGATGTAAAGTTGATTCATGAAAATTTACGGGTAGCCAGATTGTCTATAACACAGAGACAACTTTACGAAGTAAAAAAGAAATATGATGATGCCCGAAAAGAGATCCTTGGTGCGGTAGATTTCAAATATGCCGAAGAGATAAAGGCCGCCAATGGTGATGCTGCGAAGATCATTTCTGCTGCAGAACATAAAGCTGAATCCCTGAAAAAGATTCAGAAGGATATCGATAAATTAAAATATGCGGAACGACAAGAGAATAAAGATGTTCGGGAGGCGGCAGATTTAAAGTTTACCGAAGATCTGAATAACCTCAAGCTGAAAAGTGACCGTGCCCTTGCTGAAGATAAAATCAAAATTCAGCTTGAGGTAAACGCAAAATACAAAAAACTCCTTGATGCTAACCTTCATGATTCCATTAAAACAAATGAGATCAAAGAACAAATGGATCATGAGGTTGCAGACAGGACAATAAAACTGAATAAAGAAAATGTTAAGAAGTTCGCAGAAAGCGCCGTTTCCGTTGCAAACGCCGCTGTAGGAGGATTGTCGCAGATATTTTCCATGCAGAACAACATGGAAAATGATCAACTGAAAATCGATGAACAAAATAATACCGAGAAAAAAGACAACCTTAAAAAACAACTTGATTCCGGTATCATAAACAAAACCCAGTATGATGCCCGGGTAGGCAAAATGGATGCTGATATTGCCGCCAAGAAAAAGAAGATGGACCATGACCAGGCTGAACGAGCCAAGGAAATAGCCCTGTTCAATGCGCTGATCAACGTTGCAGCTGCCGTGGCCGCTGCCCTTACCGCAGGTCCCGGGACCGGGATCGTGCTTTCCATCATCACCGCTGCCCTGGGTGCCGTTCAGGTTGGTTACATCCTGAACCAAAAGGTTCCACAGGCCGCAGCCGGGAGGTATTCTGTCATCGGCCAGGATGATAATAAACTGTACAAAGATGTTCCGATGGTACCTAACCCGGCAACCGGTTTATATACATCGCCCACGCTGATCAGCGAGACTGGTGGAGAATTTGTCATCGATCCGGCCACCACCAAAAACCTGATGGTGAATTACCCTCATGTTATTGATGCCATCCAACACGCCCGGGTTGCACAATTCGCAACCGGCAGTTACCCTACAAGCACCAGCCAGGCACAGGCACTCCCTCCCGGCCAGAGTGATAAGAATGATGAACTACTCAGCGCCATCAAAGAACTGAACAACCATGCAAAGAACGGTTTGCGTTCATACATGGTTTACAGTGATTTCAGAATTGCAGATGATAAAATGAGAGTAATTGAATCAGACGTTTCAAAACAGTAATCCATGTTAGCACTTCGAACCTTAGATGAATTTTTAGATATCAGTCCCGATATCGCCATCGCCTTAAAATTCTCTTCGCCCTTATTTAATGATGTAGGTGATTATTCCTACCCGTTCAAACTTCCCCTGACCAATCCCAACAAAAGGATATTGAATTTCATTCACCGGGTTGAAAATTCAAATGACAAATACCAGTATTTTCCCACCGATGTATTATGGTGTGGCATTGAAATTTTCAGCGGGACCCTGCGGATTAGGACTGCCGGTTCATTTTTTGAAGGTGTATTGTACCTGGATAAGGGAAATTTTAACTGGCAGATTGCAAATTTGATGCTTCATGAACTTGACCTGGGCCATGAATTGTACGATTCAGAAACCGCAGCCATGGCCTTTTATAATGAAACATGCTCAAAATGCTTCCCTGAAGTAAATATTGCCTTCCCGATGATTGAGAATGATATGTTTACAGGAGTGGTTATGAGTGATGAATTCCAGGCATTCTACAATTATTACTATACCCATAGTCCCACCGGGTTAAGGGATGTTGGAGAAACAAGACATTTGAGTATTCTGGTACCCTTCCTGTACCTACGCTTTGTCCTGAGTAAAATTGTCGAATTAACCGGGTATGTTTTTGATGATCAGTTTTTTACGAAAACAAATGAACTTTCAAACCTTGTTTTATACAACTCATGGAATATTGATGAAGCCCAGTTATTTGGCGGCCTTTACCCGGGCAGTATCTTTTACCAGCACCATGTTCCCCATGTGAAGGTGAACCTGTTTATTCATGAGCTGGAAAAATATTTTAATTGCAGGTTCTTTGTCAATGACCTTCTTAAAACAGTAACAGTTAAGGGTGCCAATGATATCCTGTTTTCATCGCCGGTCATTCCATTTTCAGAGTGTGTAACAGAAATGGCAATATTAATCGGTGATCGAATCACCGGATTAACACTCACCATGAAAGGCGATGATAACGACCAGGCCTTCACAGATCAAACAAAATGGGAACAGGATAATGTCATTGAATGGACCGGATCAGTTGAAACCATGGAACAACTTCTCTATGGTCCAATATCCAACATCATCATGATTGGTGACGTCTGGTATGTTATTGATTCAAATATTTTCTACCGGGCAACCATCGGGGCAGGAGGGAAGGTCGCCTGGGTAATACTTACCCAGTCCATTGATGTTTCAACAACATTCAATTACAAGTACCTCACCGATACCACGCTCAAAATAGATACAGCCTTCAGCTGTCTTTGTCAAACAGGATTCCTTGGAGCAGGTTCCCCTTTCTGTGAAAATCTTAAAGCGGACTGGAAGAAAATCAGCCCCCGTTTAATCTTTGTCACATTTGTCGATGATGTAATTAAGGCCCATTCAAGGAATGATAATATGGACCTGAATTTTAACGGCCCGGTTGGGATTTTCAATCTTTTTTATAAGGCCTGGGTTAATTGGATGATGGAAAGCCGAACCAACGTTCAATTCAACAAACAACTGTCCTTCCTTGATATCCGAAACCTTGATTTTTCCAGTAAATATGAGGTAAATGGAAATAAATACCTGCTCAGTGAAATAGCCGTAACCCTCACCAAAGACACTATTAAGCCAGCGGTAATTAAAGCCTTTTCATGCCTTTAATGTCCTTTATCTTTTTCATTTCAAAACTTAATATTGTTCCATGCTAACTATTCTACAAACACCTCCAGCCTTGGCCTTCTGCGGGAACCCTTCTCAGTTCAAGGTCATATCCGATAATTACCTGACCTCATCCGGAACCAAATGCAGCTTTAACCTTCGGGTAAGTGCCGGGGATCCTTCAGCCGGTCATGTTTTAAATTTTCAATTTTCCGATATAACCATTGAATTTAACACGGCCACAACCCCTGATGATTCCGGTTTGCAGATTCAAACCGAAACCACCACCAGCCATTTCGCTATATTTTCTCAGAAAATCTATATAGCGTTACTCAGCAATTATGAGTTTACATCAAGGTTCAAAGTTATCCTGTTAGCAGTTCAACCAACATACAGGGATATCTACGTGGAAGCACTTGAAACCGGTAATGAATCAAACGTGGTTATTTCAACCAATATAGTCACCATTTCAATAGTTTCACAGGTTATAGGAGTTTCAAGGCTTCTGCGTGATGGCTTTTCCGTTATTGGCTGCCTGTTTGATTTTCAGCATAACAAACTGGCCCAGGATAATAAACCGGTTGATGCTGATGGTGTGGTAAATTTCGATTTCTCAGAGTACCTGACGATTCTCTCAGAAAATGTCGCCGGACCACGTTTCACTTACCCTTTTGATCCTTCAGTTTGCGTTCATACGTTTGCAAATTACATTTTCAATTTCTATGGCGTATTCGCTGAAAATTACTCAGGAATAATTCGCAAGCTCCATTTCTCAGATCTTCTTTCCACCATGCAGGGAGGTCTGAACCGTGAAACTTTGGTCTATTATAATCTCAACAATATTGACTTTTTCACTCAGCCCGGGAATATCAAATCATTCATGACCTGGGCCCCGATTGATAAGACAACCGGAATAACAACTCCCGAAAAGTTGTTTTTTTTCGTAGGCCGGGACCCTGCCTTCAATATGTGTACAATGGTTTCAATCATCCATTTCACTGATGGGACATCTATTGACGGACCCGGTCAGGAATTCGGAATTTCAGCTGGTGACGTTATCGAATTATCCGTGGGATATTCTCAACTTGATCTGGGCTCTGTGGATCCCACACGCATCGTTTATTATTGGGAGATTTACATTTACGTCGATGGCGCCCTTGGTGAAATTTCAGAAAGAAGGATATTCCGCCTGGACCCGGTTCAGTATGATAATGAACGTGTATTCATGTTTGAAAATAGTTTCGGAAGAGCTTATGATGTGATCCGCTTTACCGGGATAGGTTCAACGGAAATAAAAATTGAAAGTTCTCAAAGTAATTCTGTCACCATCGACCCGGCCAGCAGCTTCAACGCACCATCAAGAAGGTTTGATGTTACCGAAGGCCAGCTTATGGTAACGAATTCCGGATGGGTCACAAAAGAGATCAAAGACTGGTTACGAGAAATGCTCCTTTCAAAACAAGTGTACGAGTACAAGGATGATCTGTTATACCCTATCATAATTACAAACGAATCAATAAAGGAACACCTGATCGATGATCAGTTCCTTTACAGCCTCGACCTGCAATACCAGCGAGCTTATCGTGATTTTTTTTTTTCTAAGCTTCCCGTAGTCCTTCCTGTATTGGGTAGGGATTATTGCAGCTCTTATGGTCCTGCATACAGTTAAATTTTGAAATTATGACATCCACACAGTTAAAAGCCTTAGTCCATTCCACTCTGACCGGCCGCCCTTCAGGTCAGTTGATTTTAGATAGCGAACATGAGGTTTTAGAAAATGCCATCATCGATTATATCGATGCTCAGGCCGGCTTTATGCGCTCTGCTCATGCCAGCGCCACCGCAAATACAAGTTGTGACCTTGTATGGAGTTCTGCATATTTGAATACGAATTATGCCTACACGGTTAATGGGTTCGATTCAGCCGGAAACCCGGTTGAAATTGCCCTGGTCGCCAAAACCGCAACTAAAATCACCATCACCACCCTTATCGCAGCAACCATCACAGCAATTTCAACCCCTTATTAATTCCAACCTATGAAAAAGTTTCTTTTGTTTTATTTCGCTCTGTTGCCGTTGTTTTTAACCGCCCAGAATGGTCTGACAGCCGGACAGGATCACCTGTTCAGACAAATTAGTTTCACATCCGGAGGATCCTTGTCAAACTTCCAAAGCGCTCAGGATTCATTTGCCTTAAACAACATTTTCTACTGCTCTCCATTCCGTAGGAAATATAACACGCACATCAACCAAAATACGATCATTGCAACCAACTACAATGACAAATGGGCCTATCCAGGCATCCGTCAGCTTGCGGACGGATTAAAGCCTACCAAGGTTTCTATCATGCTATTCGACCCTTCCAGTAATGTTATTTACAGTGATGGTGGAAATGTGGCGGTAGGTGGCGGTATTGCTGAAATGCATGTTAATAAAATCACACCAATAGATTCGGCCACCGGCAACCCGATACCATTGATTGTTTCAACCGGTGTAAGTGTTTTGGGAAATATTTCAACACCAAGTGGGTCCGTCACATGGTCAGGAGGATCCAGCGCCAATGCAAATTCCGCATACTCATTTTCATTGACTACCCCCTGGACTGCCATGGGCTATGTCACCGGCACCCCATGGACCGGCATGGGTTATGTTACTGGTACCCCATGGACTTCACTTGGGTATCTTACCGGCACTCCGTGGGCGTCATGGGCGGGATCAACAGCGTTTGTCACGGCAGGAAAAATTAAAGTAACAGCTCTTACTTCCGACAGCACCATTTCCCCAAATCAAAAAGATTATGGCAATACAGGAACTGCCATCAGCTTTTACCTTTCCCAGGCAAATACTCATACAGCCACACGTAATGCCAATTGTACTGTTATGCTTATCGGTGCAAAAAAAGGCACATCATACACTTTTATTTTTACCCATGAATCCAGCACCACTGTTTATACATTGGCATTTTCACCTACAATAAAATGGCAGGGAGGAACGGCCCCGACATGGACAAACACGGCAACAGGGATTGATTGTATGTGGCTGAAATTTGATGGTACAAATTATATTGCCGGTCAAGGAGCCGATTTCAGATAATATGAGATACTTTTTAATATCAATCTTCATTTTAATTACCGGTCTTTCTTTTGGACAAATTACAGTGGATTATTATAATCCCGCTTCAATTACTTCTGCCTGGACTGTAGGCATAGACATAGACAGAACAAACATGGGACAATGTTTTCATGTTTCAACTCCCATTACCATAACAAGTGCTTCTTTAAAATTGCGATATGTTTATGGAACTAATTCAAATCCCATTCAATATGCAATTTATGCAACTACAGGAACATACGGAGTTAATTGTACTGGAACCGGTAGCCCGCTTGCTCTTTCATCAACGATACCTTTAACAACTTTGACAAGTAATTACACTTTTCAGATAATTAATTTAACATTTAATGGAGCTGATCAAGCAACATTGCCTGTTGGTAATTACCTGTTAAGCCTTGTTTGGAATTATAATTCCAATCCAAGTCCCTCTCCCGGTGGCACTACAGACGGCACAGTCCATCCTGGAAATGTTGGGTTCTATCAAAATAATATCTCCACATGGGAATATATGGGAAGTGATTTATTCTTTTATGTTTATGGTATTTCTCCAACAACAAAAAAATATTTATTTTTTTCCTCACCTTTTTAAATCCAATTTATGAAAAAATCAATTTTTTTACTCGTATTCATTTCTCTGGCCATTTCTGTTATGGCTCAAAAAACAATGTTAAAACCTCCCATTGTGGCCGATACGGTATTACAGGTGGATGGTCTTACCACCCACCTTACATATACCTGGCCGGCAGGTATGATTCTCACGCAGGCCGTTGACAGCATGAAAAACGATACTGTTTCGGTCCCTGATTATTTTTCTACAAGGGGAAGCAATTCAAAGTTTTACCTGAACAAAAGGCGCATTGTCGGAACTGATACAATCTATACTATTGAAGAAATTCAACAGTCGTATTTATCTATTTATACTTTGATGAATACGATTTACAGTTCAACCCTGCTGGCCGGGAAATTAAAAGCATCCTTGATCCCTAATTTTCACAAAAAAATATCCCAAAAATAATGAAACAGGCAAGAGAGATATTCGGGTATTGCCTAGCAGTGGTGATCTATCTGGGATATTTCACCCTGATCGGTTGTATTCTGTTTAAGGTAGTTCCGGCAGAAAATAAAGATTTAGCCAGAAGTTTGTTTGACACCATGACCGTTATTGTTGTCCTGGTTACCAAGTTTTTTTATGATGGGAATAAAGAAACTGCAGCCAAAAATGAAATGATTTATAGATCGACACCTTTAAAAATAGCAGAACAAAAAGAATCGACACTCGAATAAGGTAAAATTTCCCTATTGACAAAAATTTGGACTGACACCATTTTACCTGTCTTAGATAACTAAATCATTAAATATTAATATACTATGAAAATTTTAAATTTTTTGTCATTCATTTAAAATTTAATTTTATTTTTACTTAGTTATTATCTAGCTCCTATTTTGTCAGATATTTTGGATTTGATAATTGGTCGTTTTCATGTTGCTTTAACCTTATAAATCATATGAAAAAAGATTACACAGATGATCAGCAGAGAATTTATAACGCTTATGTTGAAAAATCAACTCAAACATTGTTGGAGATTTTTGGATCAAACAAGGGGGCTATAGAAGAAATAGAAATTGTTGAAGAGATTTTAATTGAAAGAAAATCTTTGCCAAAAACTTTCAATATTAAATCAACAAATGGTTCCGTAGTACCGGAGGAGGAGGAAATTGATTACGAAAAAGAGGATTATATCAGAAACGAAAGGATAAAACGACAAAGTGATGTTACTCTTTTTATTGAACAACTAGAAAAGAATTCTGACGAAGAGTTATTAGAAATTATTTACTCCTATAAAAATTATCAATTGGCATATGTTGAAGCAGCATTGACCATAAGGGAACAACGAGGATTAATTACTGTTTCAAAAAAGGAGGAATTGCTAACGCAAATTGAAGATGCAGAATATCAAAGTATAAAAACAGAAAAAGAGGAGCATTTTAATGACACATCTGAAGTCCCATCTTATCTGATCTATGCTGCAATTTTTATTGTAGTAGGGATTTTAGCTGCAAGTTTTGTTCCCTATAAGTCTATGCGTGGATATGTGTTTACTTTTTTTGCAATGGTAGGAGTTAGCCCGATTATTAATAAATTGTTCAAATAAAAAATATTGTGAATTTCAAATTTGATTATAAGAATAATAGGAATAAACTTAATTTTTTTTTAGTTAGATCAATATCAACAAAATGAACTTTTATGAAGCATAATAATGATAACAAAACTCAACAGGGTAATAGTGCTAATATTTCTGTAGAAAAAGGAAAATTGGTTAAAAAAGATAAAATAACAATAGCAGGTTTTTATAAACATTTTCGTTTTGGTATTTATTCTAGTGTTATTGTTGCTTTTGAATGGATGTTATTAACTGGTGCTATTTGCATTTATGGGTTCATTAATACTGGTAATTTGACACCACCTTCAAATCCTAATTTTTTATTAGGAATGGTAATTAGTTGTTTATGGATATTTATTGGTGGGTTTTTCCCAGGATTTCTAATGGCTGACAATGATGAGTCAGAAAATTATGGTTGCTTACCCCTAATAATAGTATCTGTCTTATGCGCTCTATTATTTGCACTAATTGCTACGGTAGTGCTTAAATTATTATCGTTGAATGATGAAGGGTGGCTAATGGATGCTGTCGGAATAGGCCTTGGACTTATAGGTGGGGGATTTTCTTGGATTTTTCTATCTCCAAAGTTTGATAAAAAGTAGGATATATGCAGGAAGGTTAGCAAGGTTTGGATTCGAAATAAAATAATTCATACTAAGACTTTGAACAAGGTTCTCATTACTGTTTAGGCTGTTCATTATGTTTTTCAAGACTAATTTAGAGTTAGAAATACTAAATTTACATTTATGAAAACACTTGGCATATGTATAATAAAGCAATGAAAACGGTTATTCAAAACAAAAACGGTGGAATAATAATTACCATTTCATATTTGTCTTTTAATACCCCGACCTTTGCTACCAATTTGATTATTGTTGAAAGTAAAAGTAATGACCTGGTTAAGAAACAAGTTGATGATGTGTGCGGTACTTTAAAAATCAAATAATACATTATAGAACATCGAATCGCTTTATAATGAAAATTTTACAAGTATCTTGTAAACTTAAATTATGTCACAAGACACAATGATTGCTACCAAATGACACTAATCTTTGAGACTCCTCTTGTGTAATGTTTCCTGCAATGTTTTCAATTGCTCCCGCACAGTGAGTTGCTGCATTGGCTCACAACGAACAATCTCACCACCGGGCGGAACTGGGTTCCATCCAAGACCATCAACGATCTCAAAGCTATTGTTGACCCTGCCAATAAGAAGTTCCAGACTTCTGACTTCGGCATAGGCTTCCCGGTGCCGTTGCAATGATTGCAGACACTTTGCAATGGTTTTTAAATATGCCGAGGTGTTTTTAATGTGCGCAAACATTCTCCCAGGCTCATATTCAATGACAACTTTGTCCATCAGGCGTTCAACCTCAGAAAAAGCGTACCGGATTTGTTTCTCGTTGTCAACCTGTTCACGGTTCATGTTAAAGTAGAACCAATTGGTCTTATAGTGACGGTAAAGTTCCATTGAAACATCGTTGAAAGTAAACAGGGCGTCATTCAACTCCTCATTGATCCTGGCTTGAAATGCGATGGCATATTTTTGGTTTTTGAATGAGATTTCAGTTTTACTTCCGATAATGACCCGCCAACGATTCTCGTCAGTGATAATACTGCGACCATTTGGAGAGATGATATTTTTGAATTCTATTCGTTTCATATGGCAAAATCAAGAGATTTTGAACCATTTTATAAAATACAGAATATCAAATAAATATAAAATAAAAGGAGGTTATACGGAGGTTATTCTCCTGTTATTCTTAGTTGATTGTTAGTGTTTTACAAAGATTCAGCTGCAAATGTAGGGAAATAATACGGAGTATTGACGGTTTTCAAAAATATATCTATCTAAATATCAAATATATAGAAAAACATATTTGTCTTATAATTAATAGTATGATCAAAATTAATTGATTCTATTCAAAGTATATTGTGATTGCCAAATTGTTGATAATGAAAGGGTATGGTTAACATATTCACATTTAAGCATGTACAGTTACAAAAAAACAGCGGAACTCCAATTGGCATTCCGCTGTTTTCATGAAGTTAATTTCGATCAGGTTTTCTAACCAGGGGATCCCGGCTCCAGTCGTTTCACTTTCTCCTCCAGGAAGGAAATAATTTTCAGGCACTGTGCCTTGTCATTCTCCAGTTCCCGGACCCGGGCGATGAGCTTCTCATTTTCCTCGATTCTGTTTTTTAACTGAGATGCACTCAGGATGTATTCATCCGGGAGCAGGTCTACCAATGGCATATCCAGTGAATCAGCGAGTTTTACCAGTAATCCTGATTTTACAGTGTCATTTTCCAACGAGTATTTAAATCCATTTTCGGTCAAACCCCGTTCATGAGGGAACTGTGTCCGCATGTTTTTCAAGAGCGTTTTTACGACAATTTTCTTTTCCTTAAGCAATTCTGAAATCTTCGTACCAATCAGTTTTGTAGTCATATGCATTTTTTTACTTGTATAGAATCGATATAAATTATGATGTAATCAAAAATAATATTGATTTGCAATAATAATTAATTGATATTTGCGGCCTTATTACGTGTATATCCATAAACCATTTTAACACATTTTAAAAACAAAGTTACAACATGAAAACAAAATTGTCAATGACTAAGAAAAAGTTTTTTGATCAAAATGAATCTTACCGCGATTTGTTCCGGTCCTTCCCGTTGGGTTCTGGCAGAAAAATCAGGGATATTATTAAAAATCAGCACCCTGAAATGAAAACATACTCAATAGGGCATATCAATGGTGTTATAAATCCGGACGATAAGAGGTGGAATCTGGAGATTGTGAAAGTAGCTGTGGCTTATCTTAAAGAGCTAAAGGCATCGAATGATAAGATCAAAAGGGATATTGCCGGGATTCTTGACTAAACAATTTGGATCATGGCGAAGTCATTCTCGAATTTTGGGACAAAGGATCTCAAAATTATCAAGCGGGCCCTATCCGCTTTTTACCTCATATCTGAGGTTAAATCAGTGATCATCCTTACAGTTCCCCCGGATGACTGGGCGGAATCTACCCTTGGAAATGTTGAAGTGCAATGCCGGATCATCGATTTGATCGCGGCCATTAATGCTGAACTGGTAATTCAGGAAGGGGATTAATATGACCGAGCAGAAATATATATCACATACGATCTATGAAGGCGCCCCGGAACTATTGATGAACAGAATACATGAGGTAGAAGCCATGTTGACCAATTACAAGATTAAGACGGGAGAAAATGACTCCTGGAAGTTCTGGAAACGAACTTCTGATATCATGAAGTTTGCCTGGGACTACATGCAGGATCTTGCCTGGGTGATCAAGGAAAACTACCAGCTCAAGCAGCGCTGCGCATGGTTGGAGTCATGGAATGCTGAACTCATGACAAGAGTGTCATCATACGAACAAGTACGATTTCTCATAACTCAGGATAAGATGGACGAGGTGATATCCGCTGTTGAGAAAACGATGCAAAAGGATCTTAAGGATAAGGAAAAAGAAAGTCATGAGTGAACTACCACCAACAATCGCCCTGATCGATACCAATGTCGGCGCGGATGATAATATCCTTTCACAAATGGAAATTATCCTTGAATCGGTTGACGACAGCCCGTCCAAAATGGGGGAGGCCGTTGACAAGGTTTGCCTCATGCTCTTCGACCTTTCCAGCCCGGGAACCAGGGAATCATTTATCAATTACCTGGCCAAGAAATACAAGATCACCAAGAAAACTTTTGCGACTCAACTCAAGTTCCTGGCCGATTCAAGGAAGTCGGTGCAATCTACCCGGACAAGAACAGATGGTGAAAACTCGGACGAGGAGAATCCTTTAGGATGGTACATTTTGAATAATTGTTATTGGTTCTATACCGCCACGCAGCATGATTTCAAGTGCTCGAATTTCATCATAAAACCGTTATTTCATATTGATTCAATAACGGATAACAAACGCCTGGTGGAGATCGTGAACTACCTTGGATATACACGGGTGTTGGAAATTCCTTCAAAGAATTTCCTTAGCGTGGAACTCTTCAGCCAGTACGTTTTTTGCAAAGGAGATTTCCTTTTTTATGGTCAAAAAGGGCATTACATGCGAATTCTCGATCACATATCGATAAACTTCCCGGTATGTGAAGAATTGAGAACCCTGGGCTGGATGCGTGAAGGATTCTATGCTTTCGCCAATGGCATCTTTCATGGCGTGTGGCAACCGGTGAATGATTTTGGGATTACCGAGTTTAAAAACAAGAAGTATTTCACAGCCGCATTCTCATCCATATACAAGAACGTGCGGGATGATGATGATGAATACGAGAACGACCGGTACTTCGTGTGGAACCAGTCCCCGATAAGTTTCGGTACCTGGACAAAGCTGATGTTGGAATCATTCAATGATAACGGAATGATAGGCATTGCTTATGCTGTGGCCACCGTGTTCAGAGATATCATATTTGAAAAGTACAAGATCTTCCCGCACCTGTTCCTCTTTGGCACTGTTCAGTCAGGGAAGAGTACCCTGGCATGGTCATTAAGTAACCTGTTTTTTCATAATAAACCAACCTTTAACCTGAGCTCAGGTACCCAGGTAGGTTTTGACCGAAACCTGGCCCGGGTAAAGAATGCCCTGATTTGGGTGGATGAATATTACAATGATATTGATCCCCGCAGGTTCCAGTCCCTCAAGGGTGCCTATGATGGCGCCGGCTCGGAAAAGGGTAAGATGACACAGGATAACAGAACGAAGACAACCAAGATCAACGGATCCCTGGCCATCAGCGGACAGCATATGCCCACCGCTGATGATAACGCGCTGCTCACCCGGGCCATTCTTCTGATGTTCCAAAAACACGCGTACACAGAGGTTGAGATGAATGCTTATAACAAACTCAAGGATTATGAGCTGGCCGGGATATCATCCTTGCTGGGTGATATTCTGAACTTCAGATCTCTGATCGATCAGAAGTTTGGGATTGAGTTCACCGAGGTTCAAGAACAACTCAAGAGTGATCTGATAGCCGAGAAACTTTCATACGATGAACGACTGGTTCGCAATTATGCCTGTATCCTTACCCCGATCAGGATCATATCAAAGGAACCTGAAGGGCTGAAGTTCAATTTCACCTATGAATACCTGTACCAGGTAATCAAGAAGAACCTTTCGGATCAAAGTAAGCAGGTATCAAGTTCTGAATCTGTGGCCGGGTTCTGGCAGACCGTTGAATATCTACTCGACGAGGGCCGCATCGCCAATAATATCGATTTCAAAATATCAACATTGGAATCAATCAAAGTTACGCTCAAGAGCGGAGACCTAAAGAATGTAGATTTTACTGAACCAACGAAATTGCTGTGTATCCGGCTATCCCGGATCCATCCGCTATACATGGAGAAACACCGCCAGCAGACCGGACGCAACGGGATCGACATGGTGTCCATCATTCATTACATGAAAGGGAATAAGTCATATGTCGGGCACAGTGATCAGGTGAGGTTCGATAATTCAAACAGCTCGGCATTCGTGTTCAAGTTTGGGCCCGGGGAACTTGATGTGAACCTTGAACGGTTGGTGATGTATAAACCACTTCCCGGAACAGATCTGCCGGCAGATGTTAAATCGGTTGTTCAATCTGTAGAAAATCCGATTGTTTTTCCACCCTCGCCAGATCAGGAAGAACCGCCATTTTGACAGCATCAGCGAAAAAAGAAAAAAAAACACAAAATACCTGGCAAAAATGCGTTTTTCAATACCTACACACCATACAAGATTATATATTATTGATTATTATATATATACCTACGAAAATATTGTAGGTGTCTGTATGGTCGCTGTAGGTGCTTGTATGGTCTGTAGGTGTGTAGGTGTGGACATTTCGGTTTGGCAAACGCTGTTTTTTTTTATTTTCATCAAAAAATGACAAAAAATGATTGAAATGGAAATAAAGTACACAAAGCATGGTTGCCCACACTATGACAAATTGCCAGACAATTTCCGCAGGGCAACGTTAGCAGATTTCACCGAAAATGGAAAAAGAAAGATCGGGATGACCTTCCTGATCCAGTGGGTGGATTACGAGGATGTATTCCAGATCTGCGAGGTATCGATGAATTTAACCAGCGAGTTCCTTCAGCCATTCATCGACGAGGATCGCGTATTTGTAAAAGAAAATGAACAAGAGTAACATAGTCAAAGAACCCGCTGATTTCGCGGCACTGCAGGAAGCGCTGATCAGCGTGCTGCTTCGCCCGGAATTCTCAGCCTGGGAGCCAACCGCTGGCGAGCTGCATAAGCTGGCCAGATCACTATATAACAGTTTTGCTAAAAGAGGAATACAGTTGATTATTAACCCTAAAACCCCAGTTAAACATGAAAAAAGTAAGAGTTCAGTTTAAAACGGTCGTTGAATTCGACCAGGTAGTTCAAGTCAGTGATGATGAATTATTGGCAATAGAATCATTGTTGCCAAATGGTTACACGCTGGATATTTATCCAGCAGAACCAAAGTTGAGACAAGTGTCAGATATTCTTCACTCCGTGATGAAAAAAAATGATCCGGTATACAACGGTGATAAGTTTACCGACATCACCATCCATGAGGATCATGAATACGTGTCGCACAAACCTAAGTTCAAGAGCCATGATCCAATCCGGGATCTCATGGGAGACATGAAAGCTGATGCCGAGTAATTAACAGTCAAAAAAAAACAACATGAAAACAGAACTTGAAATAATCTTCGAAATGTATTCCATCATTGATGATCATTTGGGGAAGATAAAACAGTTACGCGCTGCCATCTCCGCGCTCAATGGTGAAAGTATGGTTGAAACTCCGCAGGAATTTATCGAAGCTTGTAATCAACAGATCAAAGAAATTGAATCAACATCAGACCCCGTGCAGGAAACAGTTGATCCGCCGCCAGCTGATCCTATTCATCGTCACAAAAAGTTTACCAAGTATGCAAATATTAAATGCGAGGTATGTGGATCCTGGTTCACTCCACAACGTGCAACTCAGCGTGGATGTGGAGAAAAATGCCAAAAATACTTATCCAATATTAAGCAGCGCGCACTTGCCCGTGAAAGTATCAGGGTGTAAAAATCGTTGTTACCATCTACGGTTCCTAAATCAATAGATATCATTGATCAGACAAAAGCTGAATCCATTATTCCCCCGGTAACTACAGCAAAACCAAAGCTTACCAAAGAAGAGCTCGATGAAAAATTGCGTGATATACGTAACACCCATCCTATGCCATTACCCAAACCTGATATTGAACATTATTTTTAGAAATAAATTCATTATTTACGAAACAATCGCATGATGATGTTACGTTAATGTTGCATAACTAAACTTAACCCCATGAATTCCGAAGAAACACAGACTCAGAGTGCATGTGTTGCATGCACTGGCCCGGTTGATCCCTCGATACTGGTGATCCTGGACAAATTCTTTACATTCACAAGTGTTGGAGATGCAATTAAAACAATCAGGCAGATGTTCGTAGCAGCCATCAGCGCCGAGGAGTCGGCCGTGTGGACCCAGGAGCACCGGGCTCACATGGCCTTCGTTTACCAGGAACTTTCGGAATTATTGGAAACTTTGAACGACTACAAAAATCAGTCGTCAGAAAAAGAGTAGAAAAAGCCGGCCGTCCCTGCCATGGGACGGCCTTTATCAAAAACAAATCATAAACTATATTCGCACCCATGGAACAGGAAACCCAGCAATATGAATTAGAAAGGCCAACCATCACGATCAAGATGAGGCCTTACCTGCAGGATTACATCCGTTACATAATGAACATGGAAAGCAAGTTTCCGGAAGGGGACCTTCTTTGCGCAACCAAGAACTCTTACCTGGGTAAACTCATCTTCCCATTCCTGGAACGCATGCCGCCCAGGGCAAAACCAAACTTCCAGTTCGACCGGTACCAGAAGAACCAGGAAGGATATTCATTCACCTTCGCGTTGCCATACTTCCACGAGTTCGAAGTGCGGCGCAATACCGCGTGGATATCGCTCAAGAATCAACAGGCCATACAGCAGATCGTAGAAGCACACTTCAGGCTGCACTTCAGGTTCTACTGTGATGACAAGGTCCGTTATCGCCTGGAAACAAAAACTCAGAAAGGATCAATCCAGGCAGTTGTAAACGAGTTTTGCAGCCAGATGAATATCCGGCGGGATGATATCACCTTCGACATGATTTCAAAAGCATATTACCGGGCAAGAAAAAAATCGATTAGGCACGGTTTTATTGACAGCAATAGAAAGACGATAGGTCACCTATTTTTTATCATATAATTTCAATCGAAAATGGCAGTTCTGAAAAACACAAATGGAAATATCGGGGGAGTCAACCCGGTCCTGTTCGTATTCAAGGATGATATCCTTTCATATAACGTAAACCCTGTCACCATGGTTGGCGTGATCACGCTGAAAACTGGTAAGGTTTGGAATAACCTCTACGCTACCGATGAGACCATACAGCTCACGTGCAAGGAGGATCCGACACCGGCCGGCATCAAGTATTCCTACGAGATCAAGATGCTCATCCCTAAGGACCGGTCTGATGTCGAGATCGCATTGTATGCTATGAATAACCGTCATCTGGTGATTAACCTGATCGACAAAAATGGGGTATCCCGTTACTTTGGGACCATGGATATCCCAATGAAGAAACTTGGGACTCTTACAAAACCGGCTAACGTGGAAGGGTATAACGGCTGGGAAGTGGTATTTACCGGCGCGTTTTCTGCCCCGGCCAGTTACAAGGCTGCCGGTGGCACCGGTTGGGTTCCGGATCCCACGTTTGGCGACTGATGTAATTTTCAGTCCTTTATTAATCCCCGGGTGGGTTTTAATATTGTATCCTCGATAACCGGATACAATGAACACGCTCCTTTCAAGAATCTTTTCATCTCCCTGGCTTCTGTATGCTGAAAATTCAGGCATATATGGAGCCAGACTCGTTTCCCTGATCCGGGGTGAACAAACCGCTCATGAAGATTTTTCAGCCGAGCGCGCTAAACACAAGCCTTATGTAATCAACCTCAGTGATCAGACCGGCGCCACACCCATGCCTTACGATCCTTCGCAGGGGGAAGATCCCAACGAGCCTGCCGATGGTCATGATGCTTGCTGCCCGGATCCATGTCAGGTCGTGGTGATCCCCATTCATGGCGAGCTCATGAAGTATGATCAGTTCTGTGGGCCCAGGGGAACGACATCCATCGCGAATGACATCATCGCAGCTGACAATGATATGTCAGTACTGGCCATCGTGCTTCACATCGACACACCTGGTGGACAAAGCTCTTACACCGATATCCTGTGCAATGCTATCGCGTGCTGCGAGACTCCCGTGGTTGCCTATGTTGAAGGCTGCGCGGCCAGCGCCGGTTACTGGATCGCTTCAGCTGCAAAGAAAATCATCTGTTCTTCCGAGCTTGACATGGTAGGATCCATCGGGTCCATGCTGGTGTGGGCCGACATGGAAGGTTACCTGGCAAAGGAAGGCATCGTGCTGCATGAAGTTTATGCAACCGATTCCACCGAAAAGAACCAGGCGATCGCAGATATCAAGGCCGGAAAATATCAACCGGTTCGCGAGAGCCTGCTCGATCCGATCGTTAACATGTTCAAGTCACAGGTACTGGCCCGTCGGCCCCAGGTTAACCCGGCATGCATGAAGGGAGCGATCTATAGCGCCTCAGATGCCATTGGCATGGGTTTGGTTGATGAGATAGGTTCATTTCAGTATGCAATCCAGACCGCGGTTACAATACCGTCAGAAAAGTTTTCCAATAAGACACCAAATTTAACTTCCCATATCATGAATATCAAAATGAAGGCAACATGGCTTGCCATTGCAAGTTTTTTCGGGTATACCGGTGATGTGACTTCCAACGATATCACCCCGGAAATGATTGACCAGCTTAACGACCGGCTGACAGATCAGAACGCCACTATCGAGGCGAAGGATGCTGAGATCACCCGGCTGACCCAGATCAGCGAAGATCATATCTGCCTGCAGTCTGCCTTTGCCGAATTGACCAGGCAGCATGAAGCGTTACTGGCTTCTGATGCCGGGCAGGAAACCAGGGCAGGAAAGAAAGCCGACCGCACCCCGGAGCAGATTGCATCTGACAGTTACGCTCATAATAAACTCGCTGACGAGGCCATGTAACCCGGAGCGCGAGAAAGAAACTCAAGTTATCCACCAATAATCCATTTCAAAATGGCAAACACAGTAAATATTACCCAGCTGATGGCCGAATTCGGCACCTTCCTGGGCCAAAATGAGAATGATATCCGCAGGGCCTTACTGCAGGGCACGGAATCAATGAACTTCATGACCACGGTCAAGCAGAATGATGACTTCCGCGCGGCGCAGGCGACCATCGGAAACATCACCCAGGGATTTCAGAAAAGCTGGACTCCTAAAGGTACGCCGGCATTCACCCCGATCCACATCGGTCATCGCCGTCACAAGTTTGATGTCGAGATTTACCCGGATGAGGTGTACGGCAGCTGGTTGGGATTCCTTGCCGATGAAAGCAAGACCCGCGACCAGTGGCCTTTCACCAAGTATATCCTGTACCAGATGCTCATCCAGCAGGCTGCCCAGGATCGCGAGCTTAACCTGATAGCCAAAGGTCAGTACGCTGATCCCGTGGCCGGAACTGCCCAGGCTACAGGCTTGTCAATGGACGGGTTCCTCACCGTACTTAAGGCCCTCAAGGCCGATGGTACCAACAAGGTAAACTGGGCGAAAAACAACGTGGCTATCACAGCCGCCAACGCGTTCACCCAGATCGAACAGTTTGCCGACATCGTGGTAGGACCGTACAGGTCAATCCCGATGAACGTGTTCTGCAGCCAGGAGAACTTCACCTATTACGTCCGAAAAAAAAGGGACCTCCATGGCAACGTGATGGATTATGGCAAGTTCGGCAATGCCGTGATTGACGGAACCAACCTTACCCTGCAGCCGCTTCCTTCCATGATCGGCAGTGACATCCTGTTTGCAACGCCAAAGGCGAACTTTATCCGCCTGATCAAGTCAAACGACGGCGCGTCTACCCCGCAGATCGAGGCTCAGAAACGCCAGGTGTTCATGTTCGCTGACTGGTACGAAAATGTTGGCTTTGCCATCCAGGAAGCCATCTTCGCATTCGTTCCTGATCCGGGCAGCGCCTCCAACTAGGCCTGGACAAATCCACCGTCCCGGGCAGCGCCTATAATGAGGCGCTCCCCGGGAACTGTGGATCATAATTCACTTTTAACAAACAATTTATCCTTACCGATATGAAAATAGCAAGAATATTAACAATCGTACTGATGGTGATCATCGTGGGTGGCGCCATCGGGGCCGTGCTGGAGATTAATCCCCTTTGGGTGATGCTCCCCATGGTGGCCATGTCATTCCTTAAGGCTCCGGCCGGGGCGCTCTGCGTTTCCCTGATCGACCTTGCAAGACCTGCAGGGTCTAACCCCGGATCAGGAGGAGGGTTGAAATCCGAGATCCTTTTAATCCCTTCCGAAAATATTGACTGGTTAACATATCCGGCCAGGGGAGCAACCGGGGAAACCATCGCTGACATACCTCTGAAGGCCGGAAAGTACATGCACCGGTTCTACATGACATCGGATGTTATCGAACCGTCGCAGAAGAAAATCAAGGGTTCCAACAAGGACTCCGGGGGGTATGAGATCCAGCTCAAGGGATTCTACCCGGGATGGGGCAACGCCGTGTTATCATGGATCGCCCAGTACGGGTATGCATTCGAAGGCATCATCATCATCCAGAACAACGCCGATGGCAAACGTTATGTCATTGGTGAACCCTGCTTTCTCACCTTAATCGATGACATTCAGTCTGCCTGGGGTGCCACCGTTGAGAAAGATAAAGGCCACACCATCACATTCGGTGCCAAACAGAAGAACCCCATGGGTATCTACACTGGCGCCATCAAGTATGATCCGGGATCAGCATCCTGGTAAGACACTGTTTCCTTCCTGGGGTTAGTAGTTGCGTTTCTTAAAGAGCCGGTCGATGACCGGCTCTTTTCGTTGGTGTTTATGTCCTTTAGAATTTACAATTGTAAATTTAGTTTTGCTTCATGATCGATGTGTACTACCCATATTTTGAACGCGAAGCTTCCTGGCAGGAGCTGCGTTATTCCCTCAGGAGTATCGAGCAGCATTTTAAATTCGATTTCCGGGTGTGGATCGTGGGCGATATCCCTTCATGGATAAATCCGGAAACGGTCAACGTGATTCCTCATACCAGGATAGAGGGGATCCCGGAGAATACCCTCTATGATGCAATTACAAAACTCTTGCTTTTCATTGGTCATGCTGATACCACTGATCAGTTCATCCGCATGTACGATGACATCTATGTGCTGGCCGATGCTGACCTGGTAGAGCTGGGACAGTTCAAGGCCATGTATGCGTTCGAGAAAGTGCCACGCAGGTATGGCACCTGGTGGGACCAGCTGTATAAGACCCTGGGTGTGCTCAGGCAGAAAGGTTACATGGCATGGAACACGGAAACGCACCTGCCTGAAGTCTTCAACAAACATCGCATGAGCTGGATCATCGATGTGTATGGAGCTTTGGAGAAAAGATTGCTCACCTCTTCACTGTACTGGAATACATTCTATCCGTTCTCACAGCCCCGGTTATGGTCGAAATCATATGCCGTGCAGTTCTATGGTACCCAGGAGAACGAATTTTACAGCGACAATACTGGTGATATTGCCCGGATCTGCGAGGGTAGGACCTACCTGAATCATAACGCCGCCGGATTGAATGAAAACCTTCAACGATTCCTGGAGGAAAAATTCCCTAACCCGTCAAAGTTTGAACTATGGAAATAGCAAAGCTCATCCTTCATTACAATACACCTGAGGTTACCTCCAGGCTGTGTGCCATGGTACCGGATTCTATCGTGATTGATAACGGGAGTGATATCCCATTCTCATCTGTTATGCCGGAGCATACCGTGTACCGGTTTGAGGATAACCTTGGATTTACCAGGAACTGGAACAGGGCGCTCCGGCACCTCATGCACATGGATCATACCTGGTATGATGCTTACTGGCTGATGAACTCTGATATTGAAATCGCACCGGCATCGATCAGGCGTATTGAACAGTTGATGGATGAGTGTGTGTATGACATGATCACCCCGGCATACAACTGCTGGATGCCCAGCTGTAGGAACAATGGTTCACCAGGTGTTCGTGAAGTTACCTGTATCGAGTTCACTGCACCGGTGATCAGCCGCTGGGTATTCGATCGCATCGGGTTCTTCAATGAAACATTCGAACGCGGTTATGGTGTTGAATTCGACTGGGCGCTGCGCATGCGCGCTGCTGGCCTGAAACTCTGCTGTGATGACGGTTCCGTGTTCCATCACATGGGACAGCAAACGATCAACACCGTGGGGACGCTGGTGGAGTATGAAGAAAATGCTAAGCAGGAACTTAACTTCGGAATGACCAAAATATATGGTCCTGCCTGGCGTCAGATATTAAAAGAAGACCTCAAGATTTCGGCATTCCTTCCTGAAAAAAAAAGAATCGCTATCTACACTACTATCTTTAACGATTATGCCAAACTTCACATCATTCCAAAACAGTCGGTTGACGCAGACTTCTACTGCATCACCGACGATATCCACATGATCATGAGGCATCCGGCACCGGGTGGGAAAGATCATGATTCACCCAGGTGGCAGATCATCCCGGTATCATACCCGAATTACTGCCTGCATCCACGCATGAGGGCAAAGTTTTTCAAGATGTTCCCATGGGAAGCAGCTACCCTGGCAGGCTATGAAACCGTGATCTTTATCGACGGATCTATCGAGATCACATCCAATGACTTCGTTAAGTTTATGGTTGAATCATGCACCGGTGACATTGCCCTGTACCGGCACCCGCAACGTGACTGCATCTACGAAGAGGCAAAGGCATCGCAGGAGCTTATCAAGTACATCGGCCAGGACATCAATGCTCAAACCAATTTCTACATGCAGTTGTACCCGCCCCATGGAGGCTTGTGGGCCTGTGGGGTGATGGTAAGAAAAATAGGTTCGCCGCGCATCCGCGAGCTGATGGCGAAATGGTGGTGGGAAAATATCAAGTGGACCTACCAGGATCAGATATCATTTCCGGTAATATGCAAGCTCATGGGGATCCTTCCGGAAGCGATTCCCGGGCATCAGTACAAGAACCCATTTTTTAAAATTCACTGGCACGATGATTCACCGGCCAAAACACTCCCGATCCATGCGAATTAGTGTACTAATGCCGATTTATGCCACACCTGTTGAATGGGTACAGGAGGCCGTGGACTCGATCCTGGCACAAAGTTTCCAGGATTTTCAACTGGTTATTGTAGATGATAATAATCCTGCAGGACCATTGTATAATTACCTGCAGTGGCTTGACGTGGCATTCCTGCGGGTAACCTTAGTCCGTAAGTTTAAAAATGAAGGGATTGCTGCAGCACTGAACTTCGGCCTGAAGTTCTGCAGTGGTGACCTGGTTGTGCGCATGGATGCAGATGACATCGCGCATACGGATCTGCTGATGTATCATAACTGGTTCTTCAAACTGTATCCCTACCGGCAGGTATGTGGGATCCAGATACGCCTTTTTAACAATGAACGGGAATGGTATTCGCATCATCCTGCAGAAGTAACCAGGAAGGTGGCTGCAGGTATGCCCGGTCACTGGTTCATTAATCACCCGGGTGTGTGTTTTCAGCGCGATACCCTGCTGAAGCTCGGTGGGTATAACCCCACACCATCACATCTGGCCGAAGATTATTCCCTCTGGATTAAGTACCTGTTGAACGGTCATACCTTATATAATATGGAGGCAGTACTGATGGACTACCGGGTGCATCCTAAGTCATTCTCCTTTGCCCCGGACCGGAAGTCGCCTGAGTGGCACCAATTTTTGGCAGAACAAAAATCTTTGCTCGATGAATGAAGCAATAAAAGCCTGGCTGGCATCGTCACGTGACTTTGCCCGGGGAGTAGAACTCTATGAACTGTATGGAAGCAGCGGTAACCTCAAGCGGTTGCTAACCCGGCAGGATCCTTCGCCGGCCATGCATGAAACATTGGTGCATGAACTGACACAGCTGCTGGGATCAGTGCAACCGTTCACAGTGCCACCCAAAAGGGTTGCACCGGTTCAGGTCAATGCGCCGGCGGCGCCCGTAGTGATCACCAGGGTAGGCATCTCCAATGATGACAAGGGTGATATTGCCGCGCTGCTCAAGGATATCAAGATGCACTGGAAAGCCCTGGACACACTTCATGCAACCCTCGAGCTGGTAGGTGATGATCAGCGCAGGCATGATGCACTGATGATCCTGGATGTAGCTGATGAACTTGATGCCATGTACCAGAGGAAAAACCATTTTGAAAAGTATGGGGTGTTGCCACCGGTGGCCGGGAAATCAGGTAAGAAAGAGAAACCTTCAGTGTCTACCCTGGACCCGGTTGAACTGATCAAGGCCCGAACGAATATCCGTTCACACATCTCCCGGATCAAAGGGTATCTGAAGAACCCGGGCAAAGAAGCGAAACAAGATCATTACCGGCTGTCATTGGCAGCATACGAAGAGCAGCTGTTCGAGGTTGATAAGCTGCTGGCAAAATGAGCCTGTTTTCCATTGACGATATCAACCAACCAAGAAAGAGCGGTTCCGCGGCCATCAGGCATAAGGGACCTACCAGGTTCGTGGTGGGGAACTCACAACAAACCCTTACCGAGGTTATCCAGGATCTTCCCCAGGTGGAAGAGGCGATCGAGTTCGTGTCAACCGGTGACTGGTCTGTACATGACCTGCTCTTCTACGTGCTTGAGAAAACGGGACCGGCCGCCGTTCATTTTACTACCTGGGCAATATCCGAGTATGCTATCCGGCAACTGTACAACTATGTAACATCAGGCCTGATCACCGACCTGACCGGGATATTCGATTACCGCAACGTTACGGTAAAGTCAGCAGAGTTTCATTTTCTCAAGAGGATATCACCCAATGTTAAACCCTCACGCGTGCATGCAAAAGTGACCGTGGTTGAGAATGAACAGTGGAGCATCACCATTGCCGGCAGTGGGAACTATACCCGGAATCCCCGCATCGAGATTGGGATCATCCGGAACTCAAAAACATCGTGCGCGTTTCATAAAAAATGGATACATGAACAACTCGTCAGCAGAAGTTTCTGAAGCGATCATGCAGGAGATCCGGGACTATGCCGCCCTGATGTTCACCAGGCGCGAGATAGCCCTGATCATCGATGTATCCTATGATCAGTTTCTGGACATGCTGGAAAACCGTGGCGGTGATGTTTACCGCTCGTTTCAGGCGTCCCGGCTCAAGGAAGAGGCGCTCATCCGCCGGGCAGTACTGGACCTGGCAAAAGCCGGCAGCTCGCCGGCGCAGACCGCGGCGCTGAAGTTGATTGAGAATGCCAAACTTGATGATTTATGAAGGAATTACCAGCCAGCACGGTCGTGGACCGGATCCGGGATCATTATTTCAGCGGTACCGAATTATCCGCTGAAGATACCAGGATCAAAGAAAGAATGGATGCAGCACATGCAATGTTGCTTGCCGATTATGAGAATGATGCCAATATCGTAAGGATGCTCATGGGCCGGTTCGAGATCAGCCAGCGCCAGGCATACATCGACCTGCATAATTGCAAGAATACCTATGGGGAGCTGCGAAACGCGAATAAGGAGGCGCTGCGCTATATCGTTACCCAGATGTCTATGGACCTGATCAGGGCGGCAAAGAAAACCAACAACCTTAAGGCATGGGAAAAAGCCATTGAGCGGATCACCAAGGCAAACAACCTGGATAAGGATGATCCGGATATGCCGGACCCATCCAAGATCCAGCCGCCCATACAGCTGATCACGATTGATTTTGATTTTATGCGCAGCGCCATGTTCAAGAAACTGGATGAGACGACCAAAGAAAAGCTAATCAACATGTACCAGGAGTTCATGGCTCAGCTCAAACTTTCTCCCCTTGCTGATTATTCCGATATCTTCATGATTGAAGATATCGATCATACTGAAGTTGACTGACCATGCAGGATATAGAGATCGTCCCGGCCCCATATTATAACTACCCGCAGCGTGTGATCAAGCTGTGCACCCGGCCTCACAAGATGTTTATCGGAGGCAGGGGTGTAGGTAAGACAACCATCATCGCTGATCAGATACTTGATTGCATGATGTTCATGCCCAGGGGAAAAATATCTCTTAACGGTCTGACTTATTTCCATATCAGAACCAAATCGATGCCGCCTATCATATCTCACCTGGAGCGCAGGGGATTATACCGGGGATTGCATTACTTTGTTGGTGTCCGGGCGCCGAAAAAACTGGGTTGGCCCGAACCTTTTCAGCCGCCGTTGGATTATACCAACTGCATTCATTGGTATAACGGGTTTGTGGTTGAGTTCAATTCCTTCGACCGGCCGGAGATGGCCAGGTCAGGATCCTATGATTACATGATCTTTGACGAGGCTACAAAACTCAAGAAAAGCGCGATCGATTCTGATGTGTTGCCTGCGAATCGTGGCAATGGAGATAAGTTCGGGCATATACGCTTTCATCATGGTACCTTGTTCCTGGGATCACAGCCTCTTACTCCTGGAGGTGACTGGGTTTTTGAATACGAAAAAATGGAGACTGAATTTCCCAAGGAGTTCATGTTCCTGGAAGCATCAGCCAGATATAATGAAAGAATCCTGGGAGCGCGCTATTTTCGTGATGCCAAACGAACATTACCTGCATTGGTGTATGATATAGAGATCGAGAATATCCGCCGCAAAACAAACATCAATGGTTTCTATCCAGCGCTGAGCGCTGCAAAGCATTGCTATTATGATTCGTACAACTATGCGTTCTATGATGGCATAGGTCATGATCTTAAAGATGGCGGCCTGGATTCAAGGGGTGATGCTGACTGTATCAGTGCCCTTGAACTGTATGCATCATTCGACTTCGGATCTACCCAGAACTGCATGGTCGTGTGTCAATGGCACAGGGTAAGCAATGAGTTCCCTATCATCAAGAACTTCTATGTGGAGAATGAAACACTGGCAGTACTGGTAGATAAGTTCATCGAGTATTACCAGCATCATCAGCGTAAGGCAATCAACATCTATGGTGGCAGTGATGGTACGCGTCGCAATGATGCATCATCAAGGCAGACGTACTTCGATGATGTGACCATGCAACTAACCAAGGCAGGATGGATAGTCAACGTGTGTGCTGAACTGCATGAGATATCTCACATGGATAAGTTCATCTTCTGGCATAAGTTCCTCATGAATGACAGTGGCAACACGCCTGACTTCAGGATCAACATGAACAATGCAATGGAGACCTTTGTGTCCATGGACAGTGCGCCTGTGCTGCCCAGTGAGTTCAAGAAGGATAAGTCATCAGAGCGCAGGGAAGGGCAACCAAGGTGGAAGGCAACTGATCTGAGTGATGCAGTTGACAACCTTTACTACTGGATGTTCTTTCAAAGTGTTGGTGATCATGAGCCATCACATGACATGTCCATCATAGGATAGTCCTACACACAACTTTACAACATAGTGCGTCTGCATCATAGGGGAGCAGTTCTTTATGTATTGGGCGCGTGTGCATTGTGAACCCATGTAGAACCATTCTAAACAGCCTTTTCATATATCCTGCATGGAGAGCCTTTGAAATTGTCAAAAAAGCGTCAGGGCGGGGCGTGGGACAATCATACACAAAATGCAATATTTTGGTTATGATCGCCGGTTAATATTTTGGAGGCTTGAAAAATGCCTGTTTTTTGACTGCAAACGCCATTTTATTTGCATGAGATGCAATCCGGGCAGCTTTTTCTTTTGAAAAACGGGAAAAGAAAAAGCTGGCAAAAAGAAACCCTTTGATGCACCGGCACAGATCACCGATCTATCCGGTTAGGCGGAATGGTTAATCCTCGAAACGTTTCCAAGGTACCTATATCGGTTGAATTGCCTACGGGTTCTTCACGGGTTTCTCCGGGGTGGGAGAGTATCCCTTGAAGAACCCGTACTGTCAAGAGCCGTGCCCCTGGGGTGCATTCAGATTCGATAGTGGGAATCGTGACCTGCACTCTGTGACATAATTCAACCGATTCGGTGTGAAGCTTCGCTTAGAGAGAAACTTTCAGTATTAATCCTTAATCTCTAAAGCCATGACAACGCTCGAAAAAACTACGCTAGATCAGTCTTACGAACAGATGTTCATCGAAACCTTGGATAGTATCTATTACCCCGGCTATGTAGAAAACATTGCAGAAACAAACCTGGATAAACTTATGTGGGAAATGGCTGAATTGCAAAGCCAGTGCTCAGTGAAAAAATAAATGAACATCGGGTACGGGTGAATACCGTACCCTTTTTTTATGCTCGGATGCCTTATGGCTGTAAGGCGCGGCAGAATCGCGCGGCATTACGCGAGTACTCGCGTTTGGACACTGATCAGTGTTATTTAGAATAGAAATAAATTACTCAGCTGTTCAAAAATAACAGTTAAATACTTGTGTAATATCATAAATGATATTATCTTTGTTTCATCAAACAATCAAAAAAAAAACGCCATGAACACACAATTTGACACCATCGAGAAAATCAGGACAGATGCAACCATCACCAATAAGAGTGCGGCATATCTTGCCGCCTGTGATCAGTTCGAAGTAGAAGCTTCAATTTTTGCTAAAAATGAAAATTGGTTATCAAAAAAATGTGCTGAAGAGGTAAGTCTCGCCTATGCACGGGCAAAGTCTGGTAACTGCGAATATGCAATATATGCTGAAGCGCATGCTGCCGAAGTTTGGTTGGCAAAAGCTTGGAATAACGCCGATTAATTATTTAAACACCGGGGCCGGGAAACCGGCCCTTTAAAATTATGTTTATGCAAAATGATAAGATAATTTATGCCAGGAAGTTACTGTGCAAATATTTGCGTGAAACCGCGAAGGAAAAAGGTTTGTCAACCTATAAGATCGCTGAATTAACAGGGTTCGAGCAGCCCAATGTATTCAGGATGTTGTCGGGAAATCACAACATCACATTGGATAATCTCATAACCCTCTGTGATGTCATTGATACCTATGTGTTTATTATTGACAAGAATGCAGAAGATGAGTTGGTGGAAACCATGAAGAACCGATGGCGACGGCCAGCGGATCAGGGATGACCTGATTATTATAAAGCCCTGGCAACAGGGCTTTTTTTATGCCCCAATACCGCCACGTGATTGGGATATGGAGAGGGTAGGTTCGCATGAAATCTTTCCAAGGTACCTGCATCGATCGGAACGCTCAACAGCGGTGCCCGTTGGGTGTATTCAGATTACCGTGTAATCTGACCAACACTATTGACCTGATCCGATCAATCCGGTTTAAGAGCCAGGGCGAGAAAATTTCATTCTAACCTTAACCCTTACTCCTATGAAAAAATCAACTGTATCCCGGGTGGCCGAAGATGGTCGCAATTACGCAAATGAAATCCCCATGCGCCTTTGGGCCGAGGATGATCTCCCTGAAACCAAACTGTTACTCAAGGGGACCCATGCACTATCTGATGCCGAGATCCTCTCGCTGATCATTGGCAATGGCATAGCTGGAAATACTTCACTGAACATCTCCAGGACACTGCTGGCTGCATGCAACAATCACCTGCAGGAGCTGTGGAAGATGAGCGTGGCTGACATGTGCCAGGTACCAGGCATTGGCCAGGGAATTGCAGTGAGACTGGCAGCCATGTTCTCCATGTGCCGGCGGGAACAGGCATGTGAGGCAGTTATCCGGGATAAGATTTCCCGCAGTGATGACGCCAGGAGGATACTGGCATCCCTGATGCGCGATCTGCCTTATGAAGAGTTCTGGATCCTGATGCTCAACCGGGCAAACAAAGTGATCGGCCGGCATCGGATTTCCGAAGGCGGGATATCCGGAACTGTAGTGGATCCAAAGAAGATATTCAAGGTATGCCTTGATCATCATGCATCATCGATCATCCTGGGACATAATCACCCGTCGGGCGTTACAACGCCCAGTGAGGCTGATATCCGGATCACCAAGAAGATACACGACAGCGGCGCTTTGCTTGACATTGCCGTGCTCGATCATATCATCATTGGCGGGGATCAGTATTATTCCTTTGCAGATGATGGTGCCATGTGAAAATAATTTAGATAATAAAGTAAATACATTTGGATTATATATTCAAATGTATTTACTTTGTTGTCGATATGTTTTTAAAATAATTCAAACAACTAACCCAGGGAACGCCATGAAACCCTCAAAAAGACCGGATGGCACCGGCAACAAAAGATGAATAAGGCAATTATAATCAGTGGTCCGCATGCTTCAGGAAAGTCGTGGATCAGTCTTGGTATCGCACATTTGTTTGGTGTAAACTTCCTTCTAACGACCAGGGAATTTATCAAGAAGAACACGTATACAGTTTTCTCCTATGACCTGGTGATCATTGAAGAATGTACATCACTAAAGGATATTCTTTCTCTTGATGTATTAAGGGAAAGAAATCCGAAAGTCAATTTTGTATTCACAACCTGTGAACATATTCCAGCGGTGGAAAGATCAAAGTTCCACCTGATCAACACCGACTTTGTGAATCTCAAACACTGATCCCAATGGAAACAATCGACATTTCAAAAACTACCTGCTGGCCGCTGCTTAAATCCCTGGGATTTCACAGGTGTGGGACGACGTTTGACGGGAAATCAACCGCCTTTGGCGCAATGAAAACGATTGACACGTTCAGATACGTGTCGATCATGCCTCGTTACATGTACGTTTACTCGGAGACCAGGAAGAAACATTTCCTTAGGTTCGGATGGTGCATCACCCTGTGGGCTGCTGATACCACCATCGCGCTGGATACACAGACCGTGTTGCCATCGAAACTGATGGCAACCGTTGAGAATTTGTTTGCCGAAGTAATTTATCCTAAAAAAGTTGAGTATGCCGAATCTGCAGGGTAAATGGCACCTACAACGAATGCTTAAAGGCAAGGCTTGTAAGGTTGTAAAATTACGGGGCATAGGATGGTGAAAGTCATCATCCTCTATTGCCCCTAATGCACAGGGCTAACCGCCGTGTATGGCGGTTAGCGGCAATTAACAGAAGTTCAATTTTAAAAAATCAGGGTTATGACAAAGGAAATGGCAAAAGATATAGCAACGGCACTAATTGCAAAATCCGGTGAACAATTTGATTCGTTTGCTTTCGAGGAATCTGATATAAGCGAAAAGGATAAACAAAAGATTGGTGATGAAATACGGAATAAATGCAGCGAAATGATCAAGAAAATTGAAACAAAATATAATGTCAAACTTGGATATACTACATCCGACATCATTGATAAAATAATGTTTGAATAATAATTTCTGTTAATGAGTATACAGCCGCCATATGGCGGCTGTATCGAATTGTATTTTTTGCAACAAATACTTTTACTAACCCAAACCCAACAAAATGAAAACAGAATCACCAACAATTACCATGATCCCGCTGAAGGATCTTGCAGCCAGTGGGATAAATCCCAGGCAAAGCTTCGTGAAAGAGAACCTGGAAGAGCTGGCCGCTTCCATTAAAGAAGTCGGGATCCTTTCCCCGCTGATCGTGCGCGTGCATGGTACAAACAAGAAACTCAAATACCAGGTTGTCTGCGGCGAACGCAGGATGAAAGCAGCTGCCATTGCCGGAATGACTGAGGTGCCATGTATCTGCCGTGATCTATCCGATGATGAGGTGATGGAACTGACCATCACCGAGAACCTGCAGCGGGAAGACATCCATCCGCTGGAAGAAGCGCACGCATATATCAACCTGATCCGGGAAGGGCACCATACTATCGCTGACCTGGCGCTCAAGTTCGGCAAATCTCAAGGATATATCCGGATGCGGTTGAAGCTGAATGATCTTACCGCACCATTCAAACTGTTGTGGGTATCCGATCGGATCAACATGACAACCATACTGGAGGTTGCAAAGCTTTCACAACCAGGACAGGAAGAACTGTACGATTTTGCGTTTAAAAATCACGAATCAAATCACTGGGATCCTCCTTCAATATCACAGCTGAAGAACTGGATCGAGCGAATGTATTCGGCCAAGCTTGCTGAAATATCCTTCGGGCTGTATGATGACACCTTGCTCCCGGGAAGACCGGCATGCAATTCATGCCCGGACAACACTAATTCCGGATACGGCCTGTTTCCCCTGGAAGGTGAAGGGATCTGCATGAACGTGTCATGCCTAAAGAAGAAAAAAGAAGCGTTCCTGCTGAAGGAAGTTAAAAGGATCACAGACAATGAACCGGGAATTGCTATCGGCGTGGATACCTATATCCCGGAAAATGACAAGGAAATCATCAAGAAGATCAAGGCTGATAATATACTGGTCAATGAATTCTCGTACGATACGGGATTCAAGAGGATAAATCCGCCGCAGATGCCTGAAAAACCAGAAAGGGAAGACTACACTGAAGTTGACGATGATGAGGAATTTTCGGATGATATTGACAACTATTATGTGGAAATGGCCGATTACGAGGCCGAACTTGAAACATACAACGCTGATATTGCAGCAGGAAACGTTGTCAAGGTGCTGATGGTGGCCGGCCATAACAGGGGAGAAATCGTACACTATATGCCCACTGGGTCACGGGATATTTCCGCTGACATGACACCGGCAGGTTTGGACAAGGCAAAGGAATTGGAGCAGCTGCGCGAGAAACTCAAACGTAATGAAGAACTGGCATTTGAGAAAACATATAACCAGGCTTATGAGATGTTTCGCAAGTCGAACTATCATAAGTCGGGTTGTTTGATCACAAATAGTGAGACCAGGGCTTTCATGTTCCTGATGTATGATTCGCACAGACATACGTACACGGATAAGCAGTGCGTGTGCAAATCAACCACTCCCATGATCATTCCCCATGATGAGGATATCGTAAAGTTCAGGTATTGGCTCAGGTATAAACTGCAGGAGACGGATCCGAATAGCAACAAGGATAAGGTAATGCTTCTGTTTAGCGTGATCACGTTTTTTTACGCGGATGAGATGGCGGCCATTACCGATAAGATTAATGCCAGTTATGCCAAACGCAACCACACCATCAAGATGCGTATCCTGGAGCTGGAAGGGGAATTGAATGCGAAGAAAAACAAGAAGAAATAGGAAGGAAGTCAGGTTGAATAGGGGGATATCCCCTTATTCAACCTTTTTTAATCAATCAATTATACTAACCCAACACAAAAACAGTAAAACAATGAAAAAAAACATCGTGAAATTTGAGTTCAACGGATTGGAAGTCGATTTTGAACAGGGAAATCATAATTTAATGATCAATGCCACACAGATGGCGAAGATTTTTGACAAACGTGTGGAAAATTTTACCCGCATTGAAGAGTCGAAATTGTTCATCGCAGAATGTTTAAATAACGCTAATCAGCGTTATTTAAACATAAAATCCGAGGATGATTTAATTATTTCTTCACAGAAATCCGGCACCTGGATGCACCGTATTCTTGCTCTGAAATTTGCCGCATGGTTAAGCCCGGCATTCGAACTTTGGGTTTATTCGACTATCGACGATCTGTTATTCGGCCGGCTGCGCAAAACTGAAGAAAGCCTTCGCCAGAGTGCCGCCAGAAAGAACCGTATCGAAGAGCTGAGGGCCGAACTGCTGAAGGATGAACGGTACTTCGAAATCGAACGTCTTGAACTGGAGGAGCGCCAGGCAGCATACAGCCGGGGCAAAAACAACCGAAACCAGCTTGATCTGTTCAGGAACCAGGAAGAATTCGGGGGATAATTTGAAATTTCTGACCAACCCTCAGGCTCAGCATGAGGGTTGGTCAGATAAATTAATAAAACGCAACAATGAAAAAAGACTTTATTATCACAAAAAATAATATCGAATGCTACAAGATAAGGCATTCTTCTGCAACTCCATGGGCCGACATCAACGTGGATACGCATGGGAAAAGTGGTAGGTTATCAATAGCCTCGGATTATGGCAACTGGTCCTACTACTGGGGAGCCTGTGGCGAACCATTTAAACAGTTTCTTGAAGGATTGGACAAGCACTATGTTGCCAGAAAATTTGGATGCGCCCACACGCTGGATATGGAACGCACGATCCAGACCATCAAACGTGAAGTTGTATGCAGTGTAAGATCAGGAAGCACTCATGTCAATACAGCCAGGGTGATCTGGACAGAGCTTGAATATCCTTTCCGTATACAGGAACATGATTTTTTTAATAACCTGGAAAGATATTGCCCGGCACTCATGCAAACGTTTAATTATGATCCCCCTATCTGTTATGGAATTTCTCCGCTGTTTTTGCTGTTCTGGGATGAAATATGGCGAGTATTTTTGGATACTTTAAGAGCTGAAAGGTTATCGAAAATTGCAAATATTTGATAGGTACCAAAAATAAATTTCACTGTGAGTGTACCAATTAACCAAAAGTTTGTTATGTCTGCAGCGACCTTCCCTGATTTTTTAACAATTAAATTCATGATTATGCAAAGATCAAATGACGAGAATGCAACCACATGCGCCCTTTGTGGCAGTCCGGTAGAACAATCGATACTCGATATCCTGGACAGTTTCTTTTTAATCACGAAATCCAAATTTGCTAACCGGTACCTGCGACAGTTGTTTGTGGTGGCCATGAGTTCTGACGAGTCGGAACAGTGGACACCCGAATACCGCGCTGATCTGTGTTTCCTGTACAAGGAGATCAGCGAACTGATTGAAGACCTGGAACCGGTGTACGAAAGCTTGTTAAACGCTTTATCCAGGGAAGAGGTAAAGTTGCCATCTGATCCGCCGTTATCCATTGAGGCGTGATCATTTAATGCGCCCGGGGCATACTATCCGGGCGCTATTTTTCACAATTGAGAAAATTATTATAAATTGCACAAAAATAAAGCCATGAAAACTACTTTTCTTTTTATCTCAATCATCTTGTTAATGACAGTTTCCGTACAGTCACAGGATACAATTATTATGAATTCCGGCAAAATAATGAATGTAAATATCATTAATCGGGATAGAATAAATATTATTTATACCGTTCCGCCCGACTCGACAATAAGGACTGTAAATAATGATTCGATAAAGTTTATGAAAATGGCCGGCAGAGGTGATGGTACAAATGGCCAAAGTTTACCAAAAACCAACCTTAATAAGAATCAAGAGTGGCAGTATAAAAATGATTATGGCAAAATAATAACAGGATTTAAATCTGGCATGACTGATGATGAAATATCCGGTGAATTAATGAGGATGGGAGGGGAAGACTTGAGGAATGCCGGTATTTATGGCTGCATTTCAGTACTTCTTACAACTTCAACGGCATTAATCCCACAGTTAATAAAAGATGTAGATGCGCAGAGGAATTCAATTTATGCTGTTGGCGGCGCTGCCGGGTTATTTGGAATAATATCGATCGTTAATCTTATTTCTGGCGGCAATGACATAAGGAAAAGCGGTATAGTTCTTCAGCATAAGAGAGTGCAGTTAACACCTGCAGGGATGGTTATTAAGCTATAGCTTAATTTATTTCCAGGTTAAGTCTCGGTTCCGGATGTTCGGAGTCGGGACTTTTTCTTTGGGACCAATCCGGCAAAGAAAAAGACATCCAAAAAGAAAACCGGTTTACGGGCAGCTTTTATGAAAAGCAAGCAAAAGCCAACGCACAATTACTCAAAATTTGATGCAAAGGTAATCTCACGAAAATATCGTGTCACTAAACGCGCCCTCCTGATGGATCCGTCGCCCTTCGGGTTCATTCAGATCACTGCATGATCATGACCTGAACGTTTGTTCCAGAATTTTCATTCCGATTGTTTCTCTGGCATAAATTTTAACCAGGCTGTGCCAGATGCCTACAAAAGTCCCCAGGGCAGGGGCGACACTCATGACAAAGTCACGCACAAATTCGCATGCAGTTGAAGTCGCTGAAATTATCCAGGCCACTGAAATTGAAACTTCATTCATCCAGCAGATGGAAGCGATGGAGGCTGATCAGGCTGCCTCGGTCGAACTTCCAAAGAAAGTTATGACCATGCAGGAAAAGATCGAACTGATCGAAAATCTTGAATTATTGATCGAAAAACGGGCAAAACTGGTACAAACCAGGTCAGAACTGGAACGATTCAGGGTTTCATCGAACGATTTCAACTGTTCCATGCGACTGAATGACTCTGATGGCAATGTTTTCACCACCAGCTTCACTGCAGGTGTGAAGAAAGTCATTGAGTTCCTCAAGACCGCCTTCGACGCCAGCATACTGGAAGTAGAGAATGAAATAAACTTCTGATCTTCGATCCTTCGTTCCTTAGAGGTTCGCCCTGGTGGGCGAACCTTTTTTTTATGTCGTAAATGGAAGAAATGGAAGATTTCATGGAAGAAATGGAAGATTTTGGGCAAGATGGGCAATATCCCGGGCAAGATGGGCAAGATCGGGTGTAGATTACAATTGTCCTTTAACAAGAGCATGGTCCGGATTATAATTGCACCATGGCAGGAAAGATCATACAGCTCAGCACAGCGCTCGACATGATGGACGAACTCGATGAGAATGGCGTGCCCATGAGTTTTCAGTTAAAGTTCGTCACGGCTGACCGCCAGCGTAAAACAGGCGGTGAAATCATAGAGGTGCCCAGTGCACGTAAATGCGTGGGATCCCGCAATGATGAGGTAGTGTTTGATACCAGGGAAAAGAAAACGACCGTGAAAGAGAAACGTGATCCTCATCACTGGGCGAATGCTACAAGGAACATCCTGTTGCCTAACAAACAGATCAGGACCATCCATATCCGCCTGATCATTGAATTTAATCACCAAAAAGTCGTGTTCTGATGGAAAACAGAGTAATTGTACAGGGAGATTATGCCATATTGCCCGGGGCAAAGGCTATCGCGCAGATGAAAGGATCTTCTGCAGACTATGCAGGTCCAATTATCACCCCGCCGTATGATGTTTCTCCCAATTTATGGTCAAACTGGGGATCAAACAATTTGTTTCCGCAGGATCTGCTGACTGATTTGGAATCGAATTCGGTGGCCATGCGGGCACTTGACAAGCGCAAGAGGGTTCATTTTGGGCGGGGAATCGTCGCTTACCGTGAAAAAAAGGACGCCGCAGGCGAGGTTACCAGGGAAATCGTAACTGATCCTGTGGTTACGGAGTTCTTTCGCGTTAACAAAATCAACCTGCAGTGGCCGGATCTGATCCTGGGCCTGGAGATTTTTGCCAACGGATGGGTGGAATTTATCCTAAATAAGGGAAAAACGCAGGTAAACAGGATATATGTTAAGGATCCTGCCTATTGCCGCGTGGCTAAGATGGATGAGAATGACAAGATAGATTTCATGTACTATTCGGCCCGGTGGGAAATGATGCCCCAGGATGATGGTACATACATGAAGGACCTGCCGATGTTCGATTCCTCCAGGTATGATGGCACGAAGTATCCGGATGGACAGTTTGCCATGCAGCTCTCTTACCGTTCTTTCAACAAAAGTTACTACGCGCTTCCCGTGTGGCACTCCGTTCGTGCGAACAAGTGGCTGAGCATCGCCAATAAGGTTCCGATGCTTAAGGAAGCCATCATGAAGAACCAGATGACCATCAAGTATCACATTGAGATCCCGGATGATTATTTTACCACCCGTTTCCCCCCTGCGGACTATACCAAGGAACAGCGGGAGGCAAAACGGGCGGAAGTATTGCAGGATATGAATGACTTCCTGGCTAACGTGGAGAATTCTGGAAAAGCCCTGGTCACTTACGCGTTCTATAGCAAAGCCAAACAGGATTATTTAACAGGGTGGAAGATCAATGTGATTGAAAACAAGCTGGAGAACTCGGCATACCTTCCCGATTCACAGGCGGCGAACTCGGAGATCCTGTTTGCTATCGGTGTTGATCCCTGCCTGATAGGTGCCGGTCTCCCGGGAGGGAAAATGGGAGCCGGGTCAGGATCTGACAAACGTGAGGCATACTGGATGCTTAACGCGGATATGGGAACAGACCGGGCCGTATCACTTTCGCCACTGTATTTCATCCGAGATTTCAATCACTGGGATCCCACCATCCAATTTGATTATATCTGCGTTGATACCTCGCAGACACAGGATCAGCATCCCTCAAAAATCAATCAAAAAGTTGATAAAACACAGCCATGAACTTAGTCACATCCATTGACCATATAGCCACTGCAGCTCCGGTGCCGGTCACGCTCAAGTTTGAATTACTGCAGCCTTTCGTGGACGATGCGCATAACATCTTTATTATGCCGATGTTCCCGACACCAATGATGAATAGCCTTTTTTATAGGTTAAATACGGACGACGATCCAACATTAACTGAAGAGATCCCATCGAAGGACGAAACGCCGCTAGTTACTCGTGAGATTTTAGATGAACTAAACTGGTGGAAACTGATTCACCTGGTGATTAAGGCAGAATCATTGTACGCCTTGTACCTGAGTGTGGATGAATTGTCGGTGAATCTATCAGGAACGGGTGTGACGGTGATCCAGAGCGATACGCACCGGCCGGCGCCGCAGTACCAGGTAATGAATGTCAAGGAACGTTACATTGCCCGGGCACATGAGCAGATGGATCTGTGCCTGGCATTGATTCAAAATAACTTCGATACGTTCAATGAACGGGCTGGTGATTTTTACGATTCAAAATTACTGGTCAAAGACGCAAAGCAATTCCAGGTATATGCGGATATCCATGCCTCCAGGCGCGTATTCCTGGCCATGATGCCGCTTATGCGTAACATTGAGCAGCGCTACCTGATGCCCACATTATCAAGGGAGTTATATGAACTGCTGTATACGCAAATTGCCAGTTCGGCTACCTTAACAGATGAGAATAAGGAATTGATGGATTACATCCTGCCGGCCGTGGTACATCTGACCATGGCCAGGGCGCTGGTGGAAATCAATATCGACATGCTTGACTGGGGGATATTCAACCTGGCCGACAACACCTTCAAAAATGTTCAGAATAAGACACTGCTTCAGCAGAACCGGCTGGGAGAAATGCAGGCAGCATATCAGAGGGATGGGGACGCCGATATGAAGGCGCTGCAGGAGTTCCTTGACAACAACGCTTCAGCTACGAAGTATGCTGCATACTTCGGATCATCCCGCTACGTTGGGCCAGCAACTGCTGTCACCAGGGCTGAATTCATTAACACGAGTGATAAATCAATTTTTGTTGCATAATTAACCTCATCCACATGCTCAATGACAACACCGTACTCCTTGGGATAATCGCTCTTTTGAATGGAGCATATCTCTACCAGCAGCGCAACCAGCGTGCCGATTTTAAAGAAATGATCGCCCGGATTGAAAATCTGACACAAGAACTGATGATCATGAAAACTGAACACAAATTATTTCACCCTGAAAGCTCGATGCAGGAGGATATCGCGTGTAAACCAAAGACGAAAAAGCCGACTCTGTCACAGGTGGCAATGGCATTATATGTTGTTTTTATACTGATTGATCAATTATGGTCGAGGTTTTGATCGATAATAAGAAGAGGTTTTTGCCATCTAGATGGAATGAGCTCACCCGGGATCAGCTGATCTACGTGTGTTCGATTTTCGGCAAGTATGGCACACTTGCATCTTTCCAGGTTAACATCCTGCGGAAGTTCCTTTCCCTGGGATTAAAGCAGTTCAAAAAGATTGCTCCGGATGATGTTATTTTCCTCTCAGAATCCTTTTCATTCCTGCAAAACGACGTGACGCTTACGCGTTGCCTTGTCAAATCGATCCGAATGCCCCGGTTCCCGTGGACCCGGTATACCGGTCCGACGGATAACATGTCGGAATGTACCTTCGGGGAGTTCATAAAAGCCCAGGTTCGTTATGAGCAGTATGCATCGGCTCCGGATGCCAGAGCATTGGACGAACTGGCCGCAATACTTTACCGGCCCCGAAAGTGGTTCTGGTTGATAAGCAAGCGGTTTACAGAATCCAATGATCCCAGGCAGCGGTTTATAGACAAGAGCCTGCCGGCACGCGCCGGTCGGATGAGCAGGGTAGATCATGCAACCAAGTATTCCGTATTCCTGTTCCTGTCCGGGATACAGGCATCCCTGATGGAAAAGTTCCCGAATGTTTACAGGCAGTCGGGAGGATCCGATAAAAGCGATCTGAGCGGGTGGACGTCGCTGGTGATCTCCCTGGCCGATGGAAAAACCGATGATGCAAGCCTGAACTGCATTATGAACTCCAATCTGTACAACGTATTCTTTGGATTGGAGAAAAAGTCGATCGATTATTATGAACTGAAACGAAAATTCCCGGAAAATGACTGACGTTAGCGCTTATCTCCAATATTTCCGCAACCTGGCGAACCTTCACATGAATATCAACGATTTCTACGTGATGGATATCAATGAACCGCTGAACGCCATGCGCAGTTGCATGAAGTTCCCGGCGCTGATCATGAATACCCTGGAAGGTTCTTTGGCAGCAAACAACCTGGACAACGTTATGGATAATATTCATGGAGGTTTTCTCATCATTGACCATCTCGATCATGTTGATGACTTTATCGGGGAAATGGTTATCCTGCAGAATACAAAAAAGCTTGGTATTGACGTGATTTCCCGTATGAATTATGATTTGTACAAATGTGAACCAGCCGCCATTAAGGCAATACAAGGATTCAACGTCAATTCGGTTGCTTATCAAATGGTTGATGGGATTTTCGATAATTGCTTCGGATTTATGTTCACCTATGCACTGGTTTCACCAATTGATCTTAGTTGCGATTTGAATAAATGGAAGCCGGTTATTACACCATTACCGTCGTAATAATTAAATAATCCCATGAGCAAACCGAAACTTTCACCGCAGGAGATTGCCGAAAAGTGGGCGTTTTTCACCGTTTCAATATGGCGGGAAAAACTGCATAAATACAAAATCGGAAGGTCCGGAGGTCCGCTCTATTCTTCGTTTCAGAAGAATGTCACCACTGCTCCGGATGGATCAGTAATGAAGATAAACTTCGCATTTAAGTATTACGGCAAGTTCGTGGATATGGGGGTAGGGAAGGGGACGCCGATCGGGGGTGTGAATGAAAACAGGACCTCCCGGAAACTGGAAGGCAAGATGCTGGGCAACCGTCGCCGACCGAAGAAATGGTACAGCAAAACATTCTATGCTGAGGTGGCCACCCTCAAGGAGATCATGGCGCGCGAGTGGGCGCATAAGGGCACCCTGGTGATCAGGGATGCTGTTGAAAATTTGGCAGACAATTCAATCAAGGGCGGAGCCCGGGTAAAACTCTGATTATGGCATCGAACAAAGAAACCGCGACAGCTGAAGTGCTGATGGATGGCAAGAAGGCAGCCTCCAGTATCAAGGACCTTGAGAATAATGTCAGAGCTCTTACGGGAGAATGGCGTAAGATGACCATTGGCACTGAGGAGTACATTGCCAAAGCTGCAGAGATACAGAAGATCAATACCACGCTGGTTGATCAGAAGAAAAACGTGAAGGCCGTGGCCGATGAGATGGACAAGAACAAGTCCGTGTTTGATTCAGCCATCGGGAGTATGAAGGAAAAACTGGTTGCACTCGGAGGTGCAATGGCGGCAGCTTTCGCTGTTGAGAAAATTGTAGATTATTTTAAGGAAGGTGTCAAAAAAGCAATGGAATTGCGTGATTCCGAAAAAATATTACTTGACGTGCTGGATGGGAATAAATCTACTCAAAAGGAACTCATCAACCTGGCAAAAGAAAGGGCCGGCGTGACTAAATATACCAGGTTCGAGATTGAAGAGGCTGAAAAATTTCTTGTAATCCAGGGTAGAACACCGGAACAGATTAGAAAAACTATTTCGGCAGCTATGGATCTGGCTACGGTCACTGGGAATACACTCAAGAATTCTGTTCAGGATCTTGATGGAACTATGGAAGGCAGGCTCGGGAAAAGCCTGGGGAAACTGTCGCAGGAATTTAAAAATCTTTCAAAAGATGAATTATACCATGGAGATGCCATTGATATCGTTGCCAGAAAATATAAAGGATTGGCTGAAGGTGAAATGGATACAACCAGTGGGAAGATCATCCAGATGCAAAAGAGTTGGGGGGCATTGCAAAGAACTCTAGGTGAATATCTATTAGGATCAGGAACATTTTTCAATGGAATATTATCAGGGACAAAATCTCTTTTTGATGATCTCACGAAACGCATAGCTCGTCATAATGAAGAGGTAAAGTCGTCAGTGACTAAATATGAAGAATTAGGAAGATCAGTGGGCCAATTGATTACTGAAACTACCCCTCTTCTAACCCGATATGATGAATTAAAGTCTAAAGCTAGCCTGAACAAGGATGAACAGGCGGAACTTAAAAAAATAATTGGGGATGTGACAGCAGTAATGCCTGGTGCGGCGGATGCGTTTGACAAATACGGCAACGCGATAAGTATATCTTCGGATCGTGTTCGTGATTACCTTAAGAATCAAATTATTTTATTGCAATACGAGAACAAGAAAGCCATTGAAGAAACAAAAAAATCACTTGACAAGGCAAACAACGAGTTGAAAATTCATAGTCCCCAAATGGAGGATATCACTAAAACAGGATCATACACAGTGGTTAAAGGCTCCAGAGGACTTGATATGCGAAGAGCAACACAAGAAGAGGTTGCAGAATTTAAAGCAGCAAACCAGCAAAGGATAAATGATCAGATCGCGCTTCAAATAAAATTGAAAGTTTTAAATGGGGATGCAGTTCAACAATCTATTGACAATTTTGATAAAGAAAAAACAGCCAGGGATAAAGCTGCAGAAGATGCAAAAAAAACGGCAATAACCGTTAGTAATTTCAAAAAGGCAACTGAAGAGGACCTTCGGAAATATATGGCCGCGGGAAAGGGATCTGATGTAACGGATCAGTCCAGGATTTTAGCTGAAAAAGCAGAAGAGGAATTGAAGCGTAGAGGAAAAACAGCTGAACATGAACATGAACTCCGGAAAAAATCAGAGGACGATTATAAGAAAATGATTGATTCCATGGAGAATATGGAACTTGAGAATTTTGCCAACAACTATACCAGGACGCAACAGGAGATCCGAAATGTCGAAAAGAAATACAACGACATGATTGAAATAGCGATAAAATATAAGGAAAAGGAGAAAAAACTCAGCCCGGATCAGAAGAAAGAGGTGGATGACAACATTACGAAACTCGAAATTGCCCGGGATGCACAGATAAAGCAGGTCCTCACCCAGGCCGAACAGAAGTTTGCCGACGATGTGGCCAAGATACATGAGAACCTGCGGGTGGCCAGGATGAGTATCACCGAGCGGCAGATCTATGAGGTAAACAAAAAGTACGAGGATGCCCAGGCTGAGATTCTCAGCGCCATAAAGTATGCCTATGATGAGGAGGTCATTGCCGCAAAAGGGAACGCCGAGAAAATCGCCATTGCTGAAAAGAACAAGGCTGATGCTGAATTGAAGATCAGGGCCGATGTTGAAACAATGAAGGCTGCTCAAAAAGCAGAGATTAACGATGTTCATAAGAATGCCGATATCAAGTTTAATGAAGAGCTGAAGAACCTGGAATTAAAGAGTGAGCAGGCTTTGGCAATCGGAAAGGAAAAGATTCACCTGGAGGTGAATGCCAAATACAAGAAACTTCTTGATGATAATGTGAAGGATGAGGCTAAGATCAAGAAGATCAAGGCCCAGATGGATCAGGAAGAGGCTGCCAGGGAAGTCCAGTTAAAAAAGGAGACGCAGAAAAAGCTGATCGAAGGGGCCATCACCATTGCAAAGGGTGCCGCCGATGGATTGTCATCTATTTTCAGCATGCAAAACGATGCTGAAAACCAAAGGCTGAAAGAAGATGAGGCTGCCAATACTCAGAAAAAGGATAACCTGAAAAAGCAGCTGGATGCCAAAATCATCACGCAAAAGGAGTATGACGCCCGGGTAGGGAAGATGGACCAGGATCTGGATAACAAGAAAAAGAAAATGGAGCATGACCAGGCGCAGCGTGCAAAACAATTAGCACTGTTCAATGCATTGATTAACGTTGCACAGGCTGTGGCAGCTGCTCTTACCGCGGGTCCGGGTGTTGGTATTGCATTATCCATAATTACCGCGGCGCTGGGAGCTATTCAGGTTGGATATATCTTGTCATCAAAAGTGCCCCAGGCCGACAAAGGCCGGTACAACGTGGTTGGTGCAGATGATAACCGGTCGTATTCCAATGTCCCATTTGTGGGATCACCACGCACCGGGTTGTACAGCACACCCACACTGATCAGCGAGACTGGTCCTGAATATGTCATCGATCCCAGGACAACGCGCAACCTGATGATGAACTACCCTCACGTGATCAATGCCATTGAATACGCCCGGGTACCGCAAAGAGCCATGGGGAACTACCCTGCCGGATCCGTATCATCGACAGCCGGGGCAATGAGCCAGGGATCGGCCGAGAACATGGCGCTGCTGGAGGCGCTGAACGCGTTCAACGCGAATGCACGGCAGCCACAACGCTCGTTTGTGGTTTACCAGGATATCCGCACGGCGGACGATACCATGCGCTCAATCGAATCTGACGTTTCAAAACAATAGGTATGCTGGCAATCAGAGTAAACGAAGAGTACCTGGACCTTAACCAGGATGTGGTTATCTCCATCAAGTTCATGTCTCCGTTGTTCAATACCCTGGGAGATTATTCATTTCCATTCAAACTGCCGTTTACTTCCAAAAACAAGATGATCTTGCGGTTCATTCACCGGGTGGAGAACACGAACGATAAATACCAGTTCTTTCCTGCAGACGTACTTTGGGCCGGTGTGGGAATGTTATCGGGATCCATGCGAATTAAAACAGCGGCAGATTACTATGAAGCAGTACTGTACATCGATAAGGGAAACTTCAACTTCCAAAGTTCAAAGCAAACTCTGCATGAGATGAACCTCGGTAAGATCGTGCAAACCTCCGAGACGGCGGCCATGGAGTATTATAATGATTCCCTGACCAAGGTTTATCCGGAAGTGAACGTCGCGTTTCCCCTGGTGGCCAATGATCTTTTTTATGGCACGGTGGCCACCGATGAGCAGAAAGCGTTTTACAACTTCTACTTTTCCTCCGTGCCGACAGGTCTGCGTGATGTGACAGACCATGGTGATCCCACGATCCTGGTTCCGTTTGTGTATTTGCGGTTCCTGCTGAATAAGGCCGTTTCCCTGCTTAATTATAGCCTGGATGATCAGTTCTTCGGGCAGAGCGAAGAACTTGCGAATCTATTGATATATAATTCACGGAACATTGATAATGATCAGCTCTTTGGTGGGATGTATCCGGGGACGATTTTCTATCAGCAGCATATGCCGCGGGTATCTCTCAACGCGTTTATCCATGGATTGGAGAAATATCTTAATTGCTACTTTTTTGTCGACGATATCAATAAGATAGTGACGATAAAGGGTGCACAGGATATCCTTCACTCCTCCGTAGTGATCCCTTTCACTGAGGGCGTAACCAACCTTGCAGTATTAATTGCCGATCAGATCACCGGCGCCCAGCTGGCGATGAAACCTGATGACGGCGATCCGGCATTCTCTGATCAAATACAATGGGAAACCGGTAATACTATTGAATGGACTGGAACTGTCCAGACCATGGGTGATTTGTTTATACCTCCATACTCAAATATTGTAACCGCCGGCGATGTATGGTACGTGATTGACGTCAATAAGTATTACAAGGCTTCATTGGGTTCAGGTCAGGTAATCACCTGGGCAGAGCTCACGCAGGATATCACTGCCAGCACTACATTCAATTATCGTTACATGAGCGAGCTCATTACAAAGATAGAGACTGATCTTTCTTGTCTGTATCAGTTCACTTCATGGGAATACCCATCCTGTGAAAACAAGAAGGATGATTGGAAAAAAATATCTTCCAGATTAATTTTCGTAACCATGGTTGACGGGCGAATTCGATCGGCCACATCGAACGAGAACCTATCATTGTTTTTCCACGGTCCCAAAGGGTTGTTTAAAAAATTCTTTCAGGAATGGATAAACTGGCAGTTGGACATGGCAGTTAATGTTCAATTTTCAAAACAACTGAGTTTTATTGACATCCGGGATTTGGATTTTACTGCAAAACATGAGATCCACGGCAATAATTATCTGTTATCGGAAGTGGCAGTTACGTTAACGAAAAACACAATTAAGCCATCGCTGATCAAAGCATTTTCATGCTTGTAATGTCCTTTATTTTTCGTTCATCAAATTATAATATTGCTGCATGATCACCATCGAATCAACGCCCCAGTCAGTATTTTTCTGCGGAAATCCTTCGCAGTGGAAGATTTCCACGGATAATTTCCTGTCACAAACTGGTAGAAAGTGTAGTTTTCAGTTGATTGTTACGACTGCCGACACCGCTACTGGACACCTTCTGACGTTTACCTTCGTTGACAAGGCCGTTACATTTACCACCGTGACAACCCCGGATGACTCAGGCCTGCAGGTGCAGAAGGCGGCATCATCGGGCGCATGGTCCACCTGGTGCGCCACGTTGTTTTTATGCCTGCAGAGTAACTATGATATCTCTTCCCGGTTCAAGATGACCCTGGAAGCGGCCGGGTCATCTTCACGGACGATCTTCTTTGAAGCGTTTGACAAGGGAAGTGATAACTCTGTGGTGATATCGACCAACATGGTGACTGTTTCGATCGGCTCATACCTGGCCGGACTCGATGCGCTGTTGCGTGATAACTTCTGCGTGATCGGCGGCCTGTGGGATACTGATTTCAAAGTTCTGGCCCGCGATATCAAGCCGGTTGATGAATCGGGTGAAGTTTTGTTCGACTTTTCGGAGTATCTTACAGTGCTCTCTGAATGCCTGGCAGGGCAGAAGTTTACCTATCCGTTTGACACGGACATCGTGCATACCTTCAGCAATTATGTTCTTCAGTTATATGCCGGGTTTGCCGAAAGGTATTCGGGCACCGTGCGAAGGATCCATTATGATGATCTTCGCAACGCGATCACCGGTGGCCTCAATCGTGAAACGCTGATGTACTACAATCAGCATGCACTTCACTTCTTTTCCGTGGCAGGAAACCAGAAATCATTCATGACCTGGGCACCGGTGGATAAACTCACCGGGATGACTGTCCCTGAACGATTATATTTTTATGTTGGGCCCGAACCGGCCTTTGAATATTTCGGCTTATACCTGAAAGTTTTTTTTACGGATGGTACCTATGCAGAGCAGGAGCTGACAGGATTTTCCGTGTCATCAAACCAGGTGATTGAGATTTCGGCCGGCTATGCAGACCTGGATATTTCTTCGATGATCACTGGCAGCAAGGTCGTTGCCAAATGGGATATCAACCTTTTCGCCTCAGGAATTGATAATCTTTCTGAAACCAGGACATTCACCCTGGATCAGCAGTATTATGAGAATGAACGTGTATTCCTGTTCCAGAACAGTTTCGGCCGGGCATATGACGTGATAAGGTTTACCGGAAAGGGCAGTACTGACATCAAGCTGGAGGCTTCGACCTGCGTTTCACAGTCGGATTCTGATGTAACATCGTTTAACGCGCCTACGCGCAGGTTCGACGCGAGCGAGGGACAGATGCTGAAAACGAACTCGGGATGGGTATCCAGGTCGATGAAAGATTACTTCAGGGATTTCCTGTTGTCAAAGGAAGTGTATGAGTACAAGGATAACCTTCTGTTCCCGGTGATCATCACCAACGATGCGATAAAGGAACACCTGGTCGATGATCAGTATCTATACTCTCTCGACCTCGAATATGAACGCGCTTACCGTGATTTTTTTTTTTCTAAGATCCCAGTAATCATTCTGCCTTTGGGCAGGAATTACTGTGATGCATATAGTGCAGCTTACAGTTAAACATTAGGACATGACCTCGACGGAATTAAAAGCACTAGCTCATTCAACGCTTACCGGCAGGGCATCCGGAACGCAGGTTCAGGATACGGCGCATGAGACACTGGAGATCGCCATCATTGATTACATCGATGACCACGCCGCCGGTCGTAACGCGCATGCTTCGGCCACGTCCGGCACGAATTGTGATCTGACCTGGAACAGCGTTTTTTCCAATACGAATTATTCGTTCACCGTGAATGGATTCGACGCCTCAGGAAACCCCGTCGAGATCACGCTGATCACCAAAACCGCATCAAAGATTACTGTTAAAACGTTCGTGGACGCAACCATTTACGCAATCGCAAATGCTTACTAACCCAAATCATATGAAAAAAATCATCCTGTTTTTATTGCTTCTGGCGCCTGCGCTGAGCTTTGCACAGAAGCATGTTTTTGACTCTGTTGGCTTTGTCCATGGTGGAACCCTGGGCAAGTATGAATTAGGTCCGGATTCCCTGGGCTTGAACGGCGTATGGTATTCTTCAGCCTGGCGGCGAAAGTACAACACCAAGGTTGGCCAGGTAGTACTGATCCCTACTGAGTACAACGATAAGATGTCTTACCCCGGCTGCAGGAAGCTGGCAGACGGCCTTAAACCTACTCAGGTATCCTTCCTGCTTTTCGATCCATCCAGCAACGTGATCTACAGCGACGGGGGTAATGTGGGTGTGGGCGGGGGAGGAGCAGAGCTTCATGTGAACAAGATCAGTTCTGTGGATTCGGCAACCGGAAATCCGATACCAACAGTGATTAATAATGGTATTGATGTACATGGAAACGCGGTGATTGATGGGGTTACCTCAAGCAGTGATTCAGCATTGAAGGTAAAGAGCTTTGACTGCGAACAAGGGGCTAAGATCAAGGGGAAACTTGAGGCTGGACACGTGAATGGCAATACGATCACCGTGGGTACCGGGACACTGACACTCAATACTCATACGGTAACCGTATCCGGGGATGTGACGTTGCCGCAGACGGCTGTTACCACCGTTACCGGTACGGCTCCGGTATCCTCCAGCGGTGGATCCACGCCGGCCATCTCGATGGCGGCGGCCACCGGGTCGAATGATGGATTTCTCAAATACACTGACTGGAATATATTCAATGGTAAGCAATCCGCTATCACAACAGGTTCTTCAGGTCAATATTTCAAAGGTGATCTTTCCCTGGGCACTATGAATTCAAGTGCTGTGGGACTTGGAAATGTTGAGAACACGGCATTGTCAACCTGGGCAGGATCATCCAACATCACAAATTTAGGTAAGGTTCACTCGACAAAAGAAGTGGCAGATAGTGCTATTATTGCTGGAATAAAAGCGGGTGGAAATAGTTCTACGTCCATGAATATTTATTGCACCCAAGGAAATACTTACACGATTACCCGGACAGGGAATTGTACCTATACACTAATCGGGGGAACATCAGGCCAAACGTTAACGATTCTATTCACACATGAAGCATCCAGCACTACATATACCGTGGCTTTTTCCCCACAAGTAACGTGGACTGCTGCACCCACTTTCACCAATAGTTCGGGGGCGAAGGATATTGTAGTTCTCAAACTTATTGGTTCAACGTGGTTTGGTCAGGTGGCTGGACCGTTTAACACTTTACAGTAATGAGAACAATAGCGGTTATTCTTTTAATGATCCTGACCATGATGGGGTTCTCCACGAATAAATATTGGAAACCGTTGAATGGAAATTCAAATGTTGCAGCAAACTGGGCAACAGATACTACAAGCTGGACATCTGCATCTGCTGTTCCCAGTGCATCTGATAATATTTTTTTTACAAAGGCTGCGGGGAATGTCACTTGCACTGTTGTAGCGACTATGTACTGTTTGAATTTTGATTGCCGAGGATGGGGAGGGTCAATTACTGCATCAACTGCAAAATATATTTATATATATGGGGATATTTATTTCGGTGGAACAGCAAACAGTTTTATACAAATATATCATGCAAATACAAGTGGCACAAAAAATATCCAAAGCGGTGGTATTATTTGGGGTGGGTCAATAGACAGGGTCGGTGCTGGAGGAACATCATTATTTGTCGATAATTTCAGTATTTACGACATGGCTGTAGAAGGGGGGACGTTAAATACAAATGGGAAAGTCGGCAAGGTTAATAATATTGCAATTTGGTGGGATGGAGACCCATCAGTAATTAATTTGGGCGCGTCCGACATAACTGTTAACGGTTCTAATGGCGTAGACTTTTTGACCAATGGTTCAAATTTCACGTTTATTTGCGGCACTTCAACTATCCATCTTAGCGGCAATTATACTACATGCTCGTTAAAGGGAAATGGTAAAACATTTTATAATGTATATTTTGATGCTACTATCGGGGGAGGTACAATAAGTGGTTCAAATATATTTCACGAACTAAAGTTTTCGCCATATGTTGCAAATAAGACCTTCAAGTTTACCGATGGGACTACTCAAACCATTACCACGTTCACGGCAGATGGTAGTGGAGTAGGATTAATAAATCTTACTGGCACATCAACTAACGGATGGACGTTGAGTAAATCTTCTGGAACAGTCACTGTTGACTACGTGAATCTGAGTTATTCAACAGGCTCCGGGGGGGCAACATGGGGTACAGGTTGTAATTCAATAAATAACGGAAATAATACAAATTGGGTATTTCCAAATTGTATTCAAAACAAATCATTTTTCTGGTCACCCTTTTAATTTTAAAATCATGAAAAAATCAGTCATTCTTGTCTTAATCCTCATGTTTTCAGTTGCCGTAATGGGCCAGAAAACTATCTCTAATCCTAAAGTGATCCTTGACACAACATTAACGGTTGAAGGAATATCCACCCATTTCGTATTTACGTGGGAAGATGGATATTTCCTTACTCAAGCCGTAGATTCTGCAAAAAATGATACGGTTTTTAACCACAATTATTTTTCGCTAAAGCATAGCAACGCGTTATTTATTTTGACGAAAAAGCGAATCATGGGTACTGATACCATAATTCGACGAGAATCAATACAAGTGCCTTTCACCAGCATATACACTGCTATGAATGCACTATATACTTCTGCCACCATAAAGTCACGAATACGCGCTGGGTTGGTTGAAAGTTATCACAAAAAAATATCGGAGGAGTAA